ATGTTTATATCGTGTGGTTCGCCTATACTTTAGGTAATCAAAAGGCACTGGCAAGTACCACGTTATTTGATGGTATGTATTATGAGATCACGTTTGACCGCGATATGTGCGCCATTTATTTTGACGCTTATAAGAAATTTGAAAATCAAAAGATCGAGATTCCTGAGAGCGTGGTTTACGGTGCGCCGAAAGAGGAATAACAATGTGTAATAATATATTAGATAGAATAGACAAATTAAATGCCGATGGTGTTGACTTTGTTAATTTTGGAATACCGCCTTTGAGGATTCATTGTTCCTATACCAAAGATGCTATTAAAACAGCGAGTTATCCAAAAAGTCCGTTTAAATGTTGGAAAATGATTAAAGGACATAAGTTTTATGTTGCAAATATTGACGGCAATTATGCTATTGAAATCCTCGGAAATTCAAAATTAAGTAGAGCTTTTTCTGATTTAAAGATTTCCGCTACACTCGTTTATCAAGGCAAAGAACTATGTGTATGGGCTGTTTCTGAAAAAGACTTCAATACTCTATGTGACTATCCAAAAGATAAATGGAAAAAAGAATGGGGTTGGTGGCGCTATTCTCCCGGAAGTATAATTTCCGATTACCCAACACATTTATTTACTGTCAATGGCAAGCCTATGATCGGTTACTACGATCAAGAACGATTAAATGATTATGCTGAATTATGGGCAGAGGACGGCGAAATGACAGTAAAAGAAGCAGAAGAAGATTACTTTTCTCGAACATACAAAGGAATTAGAGACTACCTATGCGATGTAATTGGAGCAAGCACAGAAAAGAATGTTTGCGCCATTGCTATGGATATTGCAACATTAAATGGATTGACATTTGGAGAACTATTTTGGACTTATGGTGACGAATAATGTCATGGGATAATATTATTAAAGAAGCGTATGCCGGTAACTATTCATTCGCAATTTTGGTTGTCGGCATTATGCAGACCATATTGATGATAGTTGCCTTAATCGTCAATAACAATAATCGACGGAGGTAAGTAGACAATGAGTAATATCGTAATCCCACCAAAAATCAATGTTGGTTTTCAAAACAGAAAAGACACATACACTGGCAAACTTGCTTATGTGATCTATTTCGATGATAAAGGAAAACTACATAAGGAGCCATCATGGAATGGTTGGCGTGACGAGAAAATCCCGAACGAAATATATGAAAACGAGCCATTAGAGGGATTCGTTCTTAATAAGAAAGCTGGCGGTTATAAAAGCGGCTGGGATTTCCGGCAAACTTATGCGAGAGTTTATGATCCGCGTGGATTTGAATTTGAAATTACCGTTGAAAATCTTTTATGGATTCTCGAAAGCAATAACTGTATTAAAGGTAAAGGCTTAGAGGGCGAATACATTTACGGTTGGAGTGGCGGCGATTTGGTACTTGTACCTATTTCTTCTCCTGATTATGTAGAAATCAAGAAAAAGAATGATATTCGTACAAGCAATGATTTTATTAAAGGCAAGGAATTGATTGTTGGTGCAACATATAAAGACATCAATGATGGGCTTTATGTGTACTTAGGAAGATATAGATATTATGACACAAAACATTCGACAGAACCGTCCGATGGCTACGATTGTGAACTCGATAATTTAGATTATTATGTTTTAGATTATCAAAGGGCTGATTCGTTCTATCTATATAAAGATTGTGGTTTACAATATTATTTCGCGGAATTAGACGATAACGAATTAAAACCAGGAAGATGGTATACAACTATTTATCATTGGAGATCGTTGCCGAAAAAATTTATTGAATGTGTTGATTACACTTGCCGCCCAGAATACAAAAGTTTCTTTGAATCAGAAGTCGAATGTAAAGATTTCTTCTCACCTGTTGATGTATCAAAGAATAAAATTATTCCATTAAAATTTGAACAATTCGATCAAATGATTAATGATTGGCTAAATTCAAGCACGTATCGTAGATCGTTTGACAAGGAGTTTTTCCACATCAAAGATGGGAAATTTTATTTTGCTAAAATAGCGCATGACGAAAAACGCGAATCGTTATATATTCGCAGTGGTAGATTTTGGGGCATACAGACATATCTTACTTCTAAAGAAATTTTTGATAAATATAAACCTTGTTACGGTGTGCAATATTTAAAAAATGGAAAAGAATTTAGAAAGGTGGGCTATCCGAATGTCGAATAATAATGACGAAAAAATTTTAAAACTAAAGGAAATCGTAGAAGCAAAACGAGAGGAATTGAGTAAGATTCCGCAAAAATTTGTGCCGGAAACAAACTGTATGCTTTCTCTTTACGGACATGAATTTAATTTACATACAATTACCGATTATAATTCCTTGATCTTGCCAATTAAATCACTCATGCTTGCCGCTGAATCGCTCGATCAAGACCCTGCCACGACATTAATTTCAGGTTTTCCGCTCTCAGCTTGGTTTGCCGATATAATGACGTTACAATTAATGGCGTCAGCCAAGTCCAAGAGGAAAGAGCTTGACAGGCTCGAAAAGCAACTGGATTCATTGTTATCTTCCGAGAAATCGACTGAATTAAAGGTTAATAACTTAGAAGATTGGTTACTTAAAATTTAATGAAGAAATTACTCGAAAAGATTAAGCGATTTTTCCGCGAATTAGCCCAAACTGCCGAAGCGATTTTAGATGAAGAACAATGGGGCTAATCGTGGATAATGTAAACGATTTTATACATTATTTTCATCAAGTCAGCCCGACACAAAACATAACGGAAGTATTCACAAGCGGTTGTTGCTATTGGTTTGCATACATTTTATGCGGCAGATTTCCCGAAGCAAAGCTGATGTATGATTTGGCTGCAAACCATTTTATGGCTGAAATTGGCGGTAAATTATACGATATTACCGGCGAAGTAACCGATCAATACAATGTGATTGAATGGGATAAGTATGACGATTCATTACATAAAGAAAGAATAATTCGTGATTGTGTAAATTTTATAAATTTGGAGGACTATAAATGAGCAAAGAATGTGTTAATTGCAGTCATTTTAGCGATTGGTCGTATGATGACGGTACGCCGATATGTGATTACGAAGATGAACAAGGTAATTGTGGTTATGAATATTGTCCTTATAACGACCAAGCAGAAATCAGAAATAAGGGTATGAAGATCGAAATTGATTCTGGCTTTATGAGGGATTATATCAGGCACACCATTATAAATACGGTCGAGGAAAAGGCTTGCAATATTGCTACATTAGAAGTTCAGAGAATTATTGATGCAGAAACAAAAGAGTCTATCCGTCAAAAAGTAAAATCAAAAATCGATGAAAAGATAAACTCCGTTGTTGATCGGGCATTTGATGAATTTCTTGATGGCAATATTGTGGTTGGCGGTGGTTTTTTAAGTGATACAAAAAACATGACAAGACGCGAATATATTGCCAAAGAAATAGAAAAGAAATTATCCGATATAAACATCAATAAGATTAAATCTACCGCCAATGAACAGGCTAAGGTGCAAATAGATGTATTCACTCGAAATTTGCGGGAAGACATTAATCAAAACATCAAAACATATTTTGACGAAGCCACCCGTCAAACGCTTACGGAAAATGTTGTATCAATGTTAATGTGTAATGATACATATAAGAAACTATCTGATAGTATGGGAAGACTTCTCCCGCAGGGCGATAAGTGATACTGAAAATTGAATTAGACGATAATTGCCGGATAATTTACATTCACAATAATGCTATCCGTTGGTGGCTTGCGTCATCATATTCATCGAAGGAATTATGTTATGGAACAGGATTTAAATTCAATATATGAGAACTGCAAAATAGATATAGATATTCCGCTGAAATTTGAAATATTAGGATCAATCGACATGGAGATTATTCATGATATGAAAATGGCGGCGATATATGGCATTTCAACAAAAATTGCCGAGCCAATAGGAATACTGACTGTTCCCGATGAAGAATACGAAGATATTAAGAAACAGATCGAAGAAATGGGAATGGAGATCATCGAATGAATACATTAAAAAATATAATATTCCGCGCAATTAGGCGATTCTTTGCAAATATCAGCGGTAAGGAATACGACTGCTGCGATAGGATTTTTGTGAATTGCCAAAGGTGCGTAGATGAAAAATTAGAGAAATGGCGGTAGGTGATAATAGTATGAATAATATGTTTTTGGTCGATAAAAACGATGCAATAAATCTAAATTACCTTGAAAGAGTTTTTAGGTACGATGACGATAAAGATGATGACATTGTTTATACTTTAGTATTAACCATTAATGGCAAAAGCAAATACTACGATTATGATACTAAAGAAGAACGAGATAAGATTTTCGATATGCTGGTTTCTGGCAACAAGGAAGGAATTGTGAAAGAAATTGTTTCAGAAATATAAAACTGATAAATCACTCCCGCCATGTCCTATTTGCGGAAAGCAACCAAAAGTGAAAATTGAACTCGGCTCCGCAAATAGTGGTTATGTAAGAATCGGGTGCATTAAAAGGAATAAACACTCATTTTATGTTTCTTCCGGCAAAGCGACACTTGAACAAGCCATTGATTCTGCGAGATCACAATGGTTTAAGAAAGTCCGAGAATATCCAAAGTCATACGAGTGCTATTTAGTAAAAAGAGGAACTTTGAAATGAGGGAGAATGTTAAAGTCCTTGTTTGTGGCGGTCGTGATTTCCATGATGCACTACTATTGGTGAATGTTCTCGATGTGCTTATTCCGCGGGAATCCAAAGAGAATATAGAATATGAAATTGTTTCCGGCGGGGCAAAGGGCGCTGACACTATTGCGAAACAATATGCCAAATTGCGGTCATTCACATATAAAGAGTTTCCTGCAAATTGGGACGAGCATGGCAAATCTGCTGGATATATGCGAAATGCTGAAATGGCGGAGTATATACAGGACAACGGTTTTGTGATTGCATTTTGGAATTATAAGAGTAAAGGAACAGAGCATATGATCCGCTTGGCTCGGCAGAAGAAAATTCCAGTAAATATTATTTATTATCCATAAGAGGTAAAAATGACAGACAAACAAATACTGAAAAAGGCTATACTTTTTGAGTTTAAAATGTGCTTAAAATATCCTCATTATAAAAGTATATTATTCTTTTTGAATGATAGAGATAAACGAATTATTATTGATGAAGCATTGAAAGAAATCAGCACGGAGTTTTCCAAATATAAAACAATTCGAGTGCGCTGCAACATGGATCGGCGCGAGATTGTTTTGGAAAATGGGAGTAAGTTCCTCATAACGACTCTTAGTGAAAACTCAAAGGGATATAGAGTACATCATTGTCTTGTTGATAGCGAGATAAGCAATAGCACAATTCAAAATGTAATAATGCCAATGGTTTTGCCGTTAGGACTTTGTGCAAAAGTATATCCGACAATAGATGGCGCCGATATAAGCCATTTTGGTAAATGCCATAATATATATTTATTAACAAAATAAACGTAAATCAAATTGATTTTTTATTGTTATAGAATGTTAAGGAAGATTAGGGCTTGAATAATATAATCGAATTTTAAGTTTATAAAGGAGAAAGCAATGCTTTATAAATCATACGGTGGCAGACAACGTTATGCAAAGGATTGGAAAGATATGACTAATGACATACCTATAAATACTCCACTATACGGATTTGCATATTACTTTGCAGATAGTATTTGTACCCCAAGTTTAAAATGTCCACCAGTTTTAGGAGAAGTGGTATCTCTTGCACGTTTTAGAGAGTTATTTCCAAAGTTAAAACATAAATACAGTCATCTTGATGGTTGGGGTCGAGATGTTTCAAAAAGTCCGGCGGTATTTATACCGTATAAGCGAAACACAAAAGAATTTTCAAAAAGCGGATATGTTGAATATACCAATAGAATATTCGCAGATACTTACGAGGAAGCTGTAAAATATTATAACTCTCGTGTTAAATCACGCATTAACGCTTTGATTGAATGTTCCGAACAAGCTAAAGAAGATTACATTTCAATCAATCACGGAAGCTAATAATGCTGATCGGCTTAATATATAACAAAAATAGTGAGAGTGATAAAGTTGAAGTATGATAAATTGCCTATTGGCTGGCTTGCGCCGGACGGTGATATGTATGAATGTGATCTTTACGATCATATAGAAGCTGCGGCAAATATTTGCAATAAATTCGGATATGAACGATTTGGTGCATTAGATGATATTCTCCTAAAACATTCATGGGTTCACATATCATTTTCGTTAGCTCCGTATCGCAGATTCTATATTGAATGGGATAAATTTTTGACTGAACCGCAAAAATCTTTTTTACGACCTTATTTCGAGAATGTATTTGTTAATTCTTCCGCTTGCTCACGTTGGGAACAGGAAACCGAGATATGAGGGCTAACAATGGAAATTAAATTACCAAAAAATTATAAAGACATATTCACTTTGAGAGAATATGAGCAAGCACAAGCAATTCAAAAATTATTTCATGACTGTGACTTTAAAGAAGAAGAAGCAGAAACGGTATTAGCATATTATTTATCGAAAGATAAAGAAATATGTAAACACGGTTCATACGAAAAAGCTGAAATAGTCAAATTAGATGCCGAGATTATAAAAGATAGTTCGATAGAATATAACGGATTAGACGAGATCGGCGCAGGTGTAGAAACTGGTTATTTGAATGTGCAACTAACGATTATGGCGCTTTTGCCAAATGTGAGCTTTGTCGTTATTGAAATTCCTCTTACTGAAATATGGAGAATGAATATAATGCGCAACGATAATTTCAAGCGTGCAATAATTAACGAATATAAAGTGATTTCATAAACAGGAGGCGGATAATGACTTCTAAAGAAAATTTAATTGTAGTTGCCATAGAGGAATGTTCGGAATTGGCGAAAGCCCTGACGAAATTCATGCGATTTGGCGTAGGTGCCGAGCGGAACAACGAGCAGGATATATGGATAGAATATTTCCAATTAAAGAAGATGATGCAAATGCTGGTTGACAATCAGATTTTGAATCTGTGCCCCGATGATATTGCAACTATGATTATGGAGAGCAAAGAGAAAAATGTTAAATCCTATGAAAAATATTCTCAAAAAATCGGGCAGATCATCGACTAAAAGATATGCAAAACGATCAAAAATAAGATCGCGGTGTAATACATAGGTTAGTTAGCCTTTAATAAGCGACTTTATATAGTCTATTTTCTTTTGATAATATTCCCGCGATTCTTGTGTCTTAGAATCATTGAGTTTGATTTGGTTGACATATAAAAGTAATTTCAATTCGTCTTGTGACAAATCAGTATAGTATAAAGGTACTTCATTAGTATTCATGTATGTTCTCCTTCAAAAATTCGCATTACACCACAAGACAATTATAGGAATATAACGCATTTAGGTATATTAGCAATAGTACACAAGAAATCATAAACTAAAATGTGAACAGAATGGTGGTGATTATATGAGTAAATATAATGCTCTAATTACTGCGGAGTTTAATCGTTTTAACATTTATCATATTAGAACATATTTAATTCCGCAAAATTATGATCCTAAAAACTACGGCAGATATTATATTTTTACATCGCATGATAAAGTGAAAGCCATCTCAGAAGATGATATGGTGGATATGGAGCTTACTTTACCGGAACTTGTTAGAATGGCGGTCGAAATCATTAAACAATTTGATGTTAGCATGATTATAGTAGATGTTGTAGGGATTGGGCTTGGAGTGTTTGACATACTTTCAGACATGAAAGATGAAATTGGTTTACCGATTCAACCAATACAATATGTGTCTATGCACTATGACAAAGAAAAAATACCCGATAGCATAAAGGCGTTAGAGGAAAGAGCAGCCCAAATAAAGGAGTGATTACATGAACCATAGAGGAAGTAATATTCCCGAACAATCAAACATTCCTCCAATTCCGCAAGATATCCTAACATTATCCGATTCGTTTCAAGAGGCGCGGAAACAAATTTTAGCCTTGAATAAGACTGAAACAAATTACGATCATATCTGTAATATGGAAATCAACGAACTTGCCGAGTTTATTCATCTGCTTATAGACGGAGATGAATGTGATTATTGCGCTTATAAAGATACGGAAAGATGTGATGGAGGAAACATATGTATAGGTGGCATAATTAAATTTCTCAAAGCAAAATATACGAAAGGCGGGATTTTAGATTAGTGCTAATTGACATTGATAACGCAGAACAGATTGCAACCTCACCGAGCGACATTAAGGTAGCGATAGATATTGACGACACATTAATTGATCTATTACCTGCATGGGTCGATTGGCTGAATAACCACTATGGTACGAATGTAGATTATAAATCAATAACTGAATGGGACATGACAAAGTTTTTCCCGACAATCCCGCCAAATGAAGTGTTTGCTCCGCTTATGGATATGCTTTTCTGGACTACCGTAAAGCCCAAAAATGGAGCAGTAAAATATCTCAAAATGTTAATAAAAGAGGGATTTGATTTATATTTATGTTCAGCTACGCATTATGACACAATAGGGCTAAAACATAATATTGTTATGAGAAAATATTTCCCATTCTTTCCTTGGAATAATGTTATTATAGCGGCACATAAGCACATGATAAAATGTGATGTTTTAGTCGATGATGGTCTACATAATTTTAATGGCGTAGAAGCGATCAATGTAGTATTCGATGCGCCACATAATCAAGAATACGAAAATCCATATTATGATACTTACAGAGTGCATGATTGGAAAGAATTATATATACTTTTACATAATCTTGTAGGAATAGAATGATAGTAGACATTTACAATACGGACAAGCATTATGATTTAGTGCTTGCTGAATAGTTGGGGAAATGAGTTAAAATAACGGCTTATGCCGATTACATATACAATATATATTTTGGAGGTATTTTTTAAAATGTTCAAATGTAAAGATTGCAATACTCCTATGGAGAGAGTTTATATTTTCGATGAAAAGGGCAACTCTGCGCAGGTAATGAAATGCCCGATGTGCGGAGGTCACACGAAACTCAGACCCATCGAGTATGATAACAACGGCAATCTAATCAACCGTCATAATAGCGGAAAGCCAAGAAGAAGAAAGAAGGTCGAGAAGTAATTGTATTGTGCTTACATAACCACCTTAAAGGATTTACGCAAGCACGACAATGCGGATAGACTACAATGTGCTACCGTTTTTGGAAACAATGTCATAGTTGATCTGTCATACAAAAACGGTCAAAAAGTAGTCTATTTCCCGACAGACGGACAATTAGGGAAAGAGTTTGCCGAAGAAAACAATCTTGTTCGTAAAAAGGACGAGCATGGAAATAATATTGGTGGTTATCTTGATCCTGATAAGAGAAATATTACCGCATTGAAACTCCGCGGCGAAAAATCCGATGGGTTGGTGCTACCTATTGAGGTGCTTAGTAAATATACCGACATTGAACAATTAATGGACGGTGAACAGATCACAACATTAAATGGAACAGAGATTTGTAGGAAGTACATTCCAAGAGCCAACCATAGGAATCCGAATCCTAAAAGCGGAAATGGCAAGAAGCGTAATCCGAAAGAGGAAAAATTAAAAATTAGTTATCCGTTCTTTGTTGAGCATATAGATACTCAACAGTTAGCATATAACGAAAAAGCATTCAAGCCCGGCGACACCTGTTATATCACATTAAAAATGCACGGATCAAGTGGGAGAACAATGAACGCTATTGAAGTAACCACTAAGAGAAAACCAAAATTCATCAAAAAATTATTCCACACTAAGGACAAACAAGTGCGAACTTATAAGTTTGTCAGTGGAACAAGAAGATGTACTTTGAGGGATTACGATGGTGGATGGTATGGTAGCAACGCTTTCCGCGAGAAGTATCACGATTTCTTTAAAACCAGACTACCGAAGGGGGTAGAAATCTTTTATGAGATTGTTGGTTATGTCAATGAAAGTACACCGATTATGGGTAGATGCAGTAATAAACTAATCAAAGACAAAGAGTTCACCAAACAGTATGGTGATACAACCACATTTTCATATGGGTGTGATGTCGGAGAAAATGACTGTTATGTATATCGCATGACCATGACAAATGAAGATGGATATACAGTTGAAATTCCGTGGGAGCAAGTGCAAATTGAGTGTGAAAAGATGGGCGCTAAATGTGTACCTCTGTTTGAGAAATTCACATTCACGACATGGGACGACCTCATGGAGAGAGTTGAGAAATACTATGACGGCGCTGATCCGATTGGCAAAACTCATATTAGAGAGGGAGTTGTCGTCAGAATTGATAACAGACCGACATTCACTGCTTATAAGCATAAAAATTGGAGTTTTAAAGTTCTTGAATCTATCATTAAAGATACTTCCGATGCACCAGATATGGAAGAAGCCGAAGAATTGATTGTGGAGGAATCCCGAAATGAATAATTTAAATAATGAAAACGCTAATACTATTCCGCAAAATAATGATACTGAAAACTCCGAGAAAAAGATAGAAATGCTTTTAAAAGAAGCTATGGATTCATCATATAAAAAAGGACTTCTTGCTGGTGTCTATACCGCAAGCAAAGTTGTATCAGATATTTTGAACGATAAATCAAAACCTTTAATGGCGAGAATAGAGCGTGTCAAAAACTATTGTAAGGTATCAGTTAATAATAAAGAAAAGTTTGTTCCTACGCCAAATACAGGAAATATCTCGAACAGCGAAAACGAAAAACCCACAGGGGATGATACTATTGAATAATTTAATCAAAGAGCAAAATTCGCCGCCGTTTATGTTTATGATGTGTGGTTTGCCGGGAAGCGGTAAATCCACTTTCGCTAAAACCATTACGGTATCTAAGAATCATATTACGCTACCCCCGAAAATTCATTCGTCCGATGCAATTCGTAAAGAATTATACGGTGATGAAAGTTTGCAGATAGATCACGATAAAGTATTTGCATTATTACATAAAAGAATTATTGAAGATTTGCGAGCTGGTAGAGATGTTGTCTATGATGCAACCAATATCAACAAGAAACGAAGAATCCATTTCCTTAATCAATTAAAAGATATTAATTGCGTCCCGTATGCTATCGTAATGGCTGTTCCTTTTTCTGATTGCTTAAACAGAAACAATCTAAGGGGTAGATGCGTGCCTGAAAAAGCAATTAAACGTATGTATATGAATTGGGAACCACCGCATGAGGGTGAGGGATTCCACCATGTAAATTACGTATTCCCTGATGATGTTACATACGATAATTATACTCTCGGTCAATTTGCAGATGATGCTAAAAATTTCGATCAAGAGAATAAGCATCATTCCATGACTCTCGGAGAACACTGTGACAAAACGGCAGAATATATCTTGCAGAATAAACCCGACAATTTCATGCTATATGTTGCCGCTAAATTACATGATAATGGCAAGATTTTCACAAAAACGAGAGTAAACCGAAAAGGAATTGATGATGGTAATTGCCATTATTATCAGCATCAAAATACTGGCTCATATGATTCTATGTTTTATGTGAAAAATATTACGAATCAAAATGCTGCCAAAATCACATATGTTGCAAATCTAATTTATTATCATATGCACCCATATATCCAATGGAAACAATCTGAAAGGTGCGTTAAACGCGATAAAGCACTTCTTGGAGATTTATACAATGATGTTTTACTTCTCCACGAGGCGGACGCCAATGCTCATTAATACAATTACACTCTATGAGTGATGATATAGATTTACGGGTTTAACCAATACAGGAAATATCCCGAAATACTTTAGAAAGGATTGAGAAAAATAGCAGAACAGAAATTAAACATTTTCGTGACTTTGAATGATATTGATGTCACGGATAAAACCAAAGAAAAGAATGGTTTAACCTATTTGCCTTGGGCTGCCGCATGGTCAGAAGTAAAGAAACTTTACCCTGACGCTGAATACGAGATTATTCCGCAAATCATGGATGAGTACGGCAATACAAGATTTTGGCATGATGATGGTAAAACCGGCTGGGTTATGGTGGCTGTAACTATTAATGGACGCACTCTTACAGAGCCTTTGCCAATTATGGATTTCAAAAATAAGTCGATAGCAGCAGAGGATATTACATCAGTGGAGGCGAACAAAGCCATGAAACGCTGTCTTGTAAAGGCGTGCGCTATGCACGGATTAGGATTATTCGTTTACTTAGGCGAGGAATTGCCGGAAACAGCGTCAAAGATACTTGATTTACAAGCTACCGTGCGCGATCTTGCCAAGAGAAAGTCTGCTTTGTCGGAAAAGGCTGCCGAAGAAGCTGTTGCTCTTTGTAGAGAAGCTGAAAAGGCAACTAACCCCGATCTGGAGGATAAGTACATCACCGGCAAGGTTGATAATATCGACGATGTTGAAGTCCTCGAAAGTCTACATAAAAAATTGTTAAAGATTAAGAAGTGATAGGAGAACGTTATGGGTCTTAGACAAGCAAATATTTATACTAAGGGTTTAGCAGAAGCCCTTGAAATGAAAGAAAGCGATCTCATTGAGTTACTTGCTCAGTATCGAGTGGGCGGTTATGCAAGAGTATGGGAGATTGAAGATAAAGGAAACTATGCAACTTGTCGTTTAAGTACAAACAGAAAAGACGGCGATAAGTTTATCCCCGATTTCAGCGATGGATTCGTTAGTTTTGTTGGTTCTGCTTACGAGAAAATCAAGGACGTTGAAATCCCTGAAAATAAAAACGGAAAGCCCGTAGGTGTTTCAATTCAGATCACTTCCGTAGAAGCAACAACTCGATATATCGAGAAGAAAAATTCTACATATCACAATTATGCGGTTTTTGCTTTTGAATTTGTCGAAAATAAATCCGATGAAAAGAAGTCAAGCAAATCGGCAAAGACATCTGCAAAAAGAACAACAAAAACCAGTAAGTCAAAGGCTTCAAAGGCAAAAACTGATGATGGTTTCCAAGAAATGCCTTTGGACGATGACCTGCCGTTCTAATTATGGCGGCATTAAAAGAGAACGTCAAACTTTTTGAAGAATTGCTAAAAGCAACCAATAGGGAAGGTATAGAAGATTTGATTGCATTTATCAAAAAATCAGACTTCTATACCGCTCCCGCAAGCACGATATACCATTCATGCCATGAGGGTGGTTTATTAGAACATTCAATTAATGTTTATAATCGTTTAAAGAAAAAGTTTGATGATGAATTGTGGGTAGATTCATGTGGGATAAAAGATGAAAACATCGTTATTTGCGCCTTATTGCATGATCTATGTAAATGCTATTTCTATGTGCCGGATATAAGAAACAGAAAAGTATATTCGGAAACAGGTGCAAAGAGAGATGGCATGGGAAGGTATGATTGGGAATCGTATCAAAGCTATACAGTTGATGATAAATTTCCTTACGGTCATGGCGAAAAATCAGTAATGATGATTGAACAGTTTATCAAATTAGAGCCGATTGAAAGATACGCGATTCGTTGGCATATGGGATTCACCGAACCCGACCATAAAACATTGAGCGCTGCGATCAAGAAATATCCATTCATTCTTGCAATTAATGAGGCGGATTTAGAAGCAACGTATTTATTAGAGGAAGAAGAATAATGAGTAGATCAACGAACATCAAACATTGCAGATACGCTATGTGTAATCATGGCGGAAGTATTGACGTAACAACAGATAAATATGTTATGCCAAAAAAAGGATATTACTATCATGCCGATTGCTTCAACAATTATAAAACCGCCATGCAAAAGGATGATAAAACAAAAAAAGACCTGCAATATATTCGCAATCAGTGGGTTACTTGTATTAATAAAACTGTTGTATATAGCGAATTAAACAGATGTTTAAATGATCTCCTTTTGCGCGGAGTTTCTTCCGATTTTATGGTGTTTACATTAGATTATGTCATTGACCATCATTTGAATCTAAACCACCCGATGGGTTTTAAATACTATATCGACAAAGGATATATCAGAAAGGCATATCAATCAAAAATTAATAAAATGCAAGCGAAGCAAAATGCAGACTTGCCGGTTGACAATCCTACTGATTCACCGTCATTCAAGATTAACAAGCCAAAGCCCTATGGGTTTAGTAGTATTTTGAGAGGTGATAAGCGATAAACAATGAAATTGCGGAACTATCCGATATTCAATCAGAGGGTGGAGTTATAGGAACATTACTTGTTCACCCCGAATTTATTTTACATAGTGACTATCTTAAACCTGAGTATTTTTACAATAAAGATAACGGTTGTTTATATTGGGCTATCCAAGAACTATATAAAGATGGCGTCACTAATATTGATTCCTATAACCTATCAAGCAAAATTAACAGCCACAAAGGTGTTAAACAAAAACTTGAATCTTTTAATCTCCCGTCAATCCAGGAGTTGATGGGTTTATATAAACAGACGGCAAGAGGCACTATTGAGGAATATAAACTTCTCGCCGACAATATCGTAACTAATTCGTTCAAGCGTGACTTATCTCAAACACTGAAAAGATTAGAAAAAAGATGCTATCGGAAAGATGCGGATTTAGATACTTTGAATTGTGAAATTTCCGATGGTTTAGACGATCTAACTCAAAGATATATCACACATAACGAAATACATACTCTCGGAACTGATCTTGATTCTATTTGGGACGAAATAGTTAGTCGCAGGAATCCTAATGGTCAATCGGGTATTCTATCAAAATTTGCATTATTAAATGAGTATTTTACCTACGAAATCGGAGAGCTTGTTGTTCTACAAGCAAAATATAAACGTGGAAAGTCAGTATTTTTGATGAATGAGGTTGTCCATAAGTTGCAAAATGGAGTGCCGTGCCTTGTTGTTGATACAGAAATGCCTACACGTTTATATACTGAACGCTTAATATCTCATATCACAGGCATAGAGGTTAAACGTGTAAAAAATGGCAATTACAACGATAAAGAAGCCGCAAAGATAAAAAAAGCCATAGAGTGGCTAAAGACTCAACCTTTCGTTCATATTTATGATCCTCAAATAACGAATGAAAAATTGTATTCCATTTGCAAGATGCTTAAATATCGTATCGGACTTCAATTTGTAGTTTTTGATTACATTAAAAGCAACGAAACATCTACAAGTGATAACTACAACATTCTTGGGGCAAAATGCGATTTCTTGAAAAATAGAATCGCCGGAGAACTTCAACTTGCCGTTCTTTCTGCTTGCCAGCTTAACAGAATGGGAGAAGTTGCAGATTCCGATAAAATTAATCGCTATCTATCCGTCGGTATCAAATGGGATTTTAAACCCGAATCTTTGGTACAGAAAGATGGTATGGAAAGTGGCAATACATATGCAAGAGTTTATGTTAATCGACTTGGCAAACAGATGCAAGAAAATAACGACGAGGATTATATTGACTTCGTTTTTCGTGGAGATATTATGACGATCACTGAATCTAAAAATCAACATAGAAGATTGAAAGACGATCTATTTTAAGGAAGGAGATTGACATTGGCTATTAAATATGATGATGAAATGCTGCAAGAAATCAACGACAATGCAGATTTAGTAGCTTATGTGCAGCAGTCTTTAGATTTAGTCAAAAAGGGTAATGACTATTTTGCGCATTGTCCTTTGCACGAAGATAAGACACCTTCCTTGTCATTCACTCCCTCAGAAAATTCATTCTTTTGTTTCTCGTGCGGAGCAAAGGGAAAAATGATCGGTTACTTGATGAAATTCGAGGGGCTATCATTTGATGAAGCCGTAGAAAAAGCCTCTCGGCTCGCCAATGTAGATATGGCTCAAATGTGCCAATCTCCAACAATAATGTTGCTAAAACGTTGGCGACCATATCTGTCGCCGCCACCTAAAGACGTTATTGAACACCCTGAGATAGCAGTTTCAAAGTTGGAACAATATGAACAGAAACCAGCTTACGAATGGGTTGAAGAAAACATATCAGAAAAAACGCAAAAGGATTTCGGCGTCCGTATAGACACTACGGCAAATCGCATAGTTTACCCTGTTTTTGATATACATGGCAAACTTATTAACATCAAAGGCAGAACAAGATATAAGGCTTTTAAAGATTTAGGGATAGCAAAGTATATCAACTATTTCAAGGTTGGTACAATGGATTATTTACAAAGTCTTGAAAAAACATTGCCTTATATACAAGAAAAACATGAAGTAATTATATTTGAGTCAGTCAAAAGTGTTATGAAAGCATATCAATGGGGATATCGTAATTGCGTTTCCGCAGAAAAGCACACTTTAACGCCCGAACAAATATTGCTTCTCGTTAGTTTACACGCCGATATTGTACTTGCTTACGATTCGGATGTTGATTATTCATCCGGAGATGTTTCCGATAACATCAATAAATTAAAGAAAGTAACCAATGTATACATCGTTGAAGATGATGAAGAATTATTGGGCGGAGAAGAATCAAAAAATTCTCCCGTAGATTGTGGATTAGAAATATGGGAGGAACTATATAAGAACAAAAGAAAGGTGGTGTAAAGATATAGGAAGTGAAGCAAAACGCTGGTCGTACTCTCGCACCACCAGTTTTCATAATTGTAAATATGAATACTATCTAAATTATATCGTTGGAGACGATGATATTTACTTATCCGAGAGTAACTACTATGCGGAATTTGGGAGTTATATCCATGAAATATTAGCTATGATTTTTGATGGCAAATTAAAACCAGAAGATTCACTTGACTATTTCATTGACAACTATGAAATGAATGTGTGCTATAAGGTAAAACAATCTACGATGGATAAAAACCTTGAAATCATGGCGGACTACTTCGCAACTTTAGATATAAATTGGATCAACGACTATGAAATTATTGGCGTCGAAAAGGAAGTAAACTTTACATTAAATGGCAAAAATTTTGTAGGATTCATCGACCTTTTATTGAGGGATAAGCGTGATGGCAAGATTGTTATACTTGACCATAAAAGTGCAGAATACCCATTCAAGAAAAATGGTGAATTAAAGAAAAAAGAAACCAAAAGTTTCAATGGATATAAAAAGCAAATGTACTTATATGCGCACGCAGTAAATCAGATTTATGGCGAATTTCCAAAGGAAATGACTTGGAATCTATTTAAAGATGGCGGCAAATTTGCTACGATCCCATTTATCGAAAAAGAATACAAAGAAATCATGGAATGGTTTGATAAGGTTATCTCAGAGATAGAATCAGAGAAAGAATTTGATCCGCACGAGGATTATTTCTACTGCCACAATCTGTGTAATTTCCGAAATTGTTGCGAGTTCAAACTGTTCCCAATTAAAGAATAGGGGTTTAAATGTATAAAAACTACCATAAACACGATCATTACGGTAATCCGTGGGTTATGGACGTTGCAGTTAAGCCGGAAGATTATTGTAAAAGAGCAGTAGAACTTGGGCATGATACAGTTTTTACCGTGAACCACGGCGTAACAGGAAATATATTTGACTGGTTAGACAAATCAAAACAGTATAATTTGAAAATGTGCTATGGCACAGAAGCCTATTATGTAAATGATAGATTCCAGAAAGATGAAAGCAGCAGGGACAGAAAACATTTAATAGTCATAGCAAAGAACAACGATGGCGTTCTTCAACTCAATGACATTATGTCAGAAGCCCACATGACGGGTTTTTATTCTCGACCAAGAATTGATAAACAGTTATTGTTTTCACTTAATCCAAAGAATTTTATTATCACAACAGCCTGTGTCGCGGGAATTTGGGACGACACCGAATTAATACTCGCATTAAATAATAAATTCAAAGGAAATTTCTTTTTGGAATTGCAAGCCCATAATATTGCAATACAAAAAACAGTAAATCAAAGGTTACTGAAATTGCATGAATTGGCAAAAATACCGATCATTCATGCGAACGACAGCCATTACATATACCCCGAAGATTCAAAATATCGTGACATACTCCTTTCGGCGAAAGGAATGAATTATGAACAAGAGGGCGGAATGATATTAGATTATCCGTCCGAAGATACGATTTATGACCGCTACGAAAAGCAAGGCGTTTGTTCAAGATCGTTAGTTGCTGAAATGCTTGATAGCACAAACATCTTTGATGAATGTGAACCGATTACATTAATAAATGATGATATTAAACTGCCGAGCGTTTCAGATAACCCAACGGCAGATTTACGAAAGCTGATTTCTGTTCAATGGAACAAAGAGAAAGAAAACGTGCCACAAAATCGTTGGGAAGAATATGAAAAAGCCATAGATTATGAGCTTGATATAGTCGAGAAAACACACATGGAAAACTACTTTTTAATCGACTATATTGTTGCGAAAAACGGTCAAGAGAAATATGGCGGTAAATTAACCAACACCGGGCGTGGATCAGCACCATCTTTCTATATTACAAAGTTGCTTGGTCTGACTGATATAGATAGAATTTCTGCGCCAATTACTTTGTTTCCAACAAGGTTTATGTCGGTTGAGCGTATCTTAGGAACAAGATCATTACCCGATAAATGGATAATAACAATACCTATTGTGTTTATGTTCACACAAATACAATAAATGGAAAGAAATATATAGGTATCACAGGACAAGACCCACAGAGAAGATGGGGAACTAACGGAAATAGATACAAAAATCCATACTTTAATAATGCTATTAAAAAATATGGCTGGGATAAATTCAAACACGAAATACTTGAATCAAATTTATCTTTAAAAAGAGCCTGTGAATTAGAAAAATATTACATCAAATTGTTTAATACGAAAAGTCCAAATGGCTACAATCTTACCGATGGAGGTGAGGGAACGGTAGGTTGGGTGCCGACAGAGGATTTTAGAAGAAAGCAATCTAAAATCCATAAAGAACAATGGAATGATCCAGAGTTTAGAATGAAAATGATGGATATTAGGCAAAGCAGTAATAGTGTTTATAAATCTAAGGAATTTAGAGAAAAAATATCCCAATTAGTTTCTGGCGAAAATAATCCAAATTATAAGCATTATTGGACTGACGAACAAAAACAAAATTTACGTGTTAAGCAACAAAATAATCCTATATATAAAAATGAAAATAATCCAAATGCAAAAAGAATAATGTGTGTTGAAACAGGAGAAATATTTGAGTGTATGAAATACGCTATGGAAAAATATGGAATAAAAGCACATGGTTCATTAACTGTTGCGCTAAAATATCCTACACGCACAGCCGGAGGACTGCATTGGATTAGAGTATAATTATCCGATTGTCGCCTTACATAGTGATATGTATTGAATAACTCAGAATATGCTGGAACATCCTAAAGGTCAAAACACTACAACGTAATGATAAATCATAAGCGTGATAGTTGCGAAAGCAGAAAAAAGTTTTTGATATAGTGCAAGGTTAAATCCTAAACACCGCAATAATGGATAATCAGCAGAGATAGCAACGAAAGTTGAAGCTCTCAACGACTACCAATGAGCATCCGCGATAATATCAACGATGATTGTATAGTCTACTCCCCTAATAAATATCGGGAAACCGAGGGTATCAAGGATTGATCTTAATATGGCTGACAGAGAGCCGTTTATAAAAGCTACCGAAGATTTACTCGGAAAAGAAAACTGCGCTTGGATGCTAACGTGGAAACCGATGCAAAACTCAGAGGCTTTCCGTACTTATTGCAGAGGTATCGGCATGGAAATCGGGGAATACGATGAAATTGCCAAAAATATTGATTCTTATGAGAATGACCGAAAATGGGGAAAAATAATTGAGGAAAGTAAGCGTTTCCGTGGAGTTGTAGTGGCGGTATCAGAATCACCCTGTTCAATGCTGCTATATTCTAAACCAGTTCGCAAGGAACTTGGAATAGTTAGGACAAACGCGAATGTATATTGTTGTCTGCTTGATGGCATTAACTGTGATAAATATAAATACCTAAAAAACGATTACCTCTCAGTTTTGGTGTGGTCAATCATCAGATCAACGTGCGAACTTGCAGGAATCCCAATCCCGACAATTCGAGAGTTAGATAAACTGTTAGACGATAAAACATTTGACATCTATAAGAATAAATTGACTTGCTCAATCAACCAAGCTGATAGCGATTGGGCTACCGAACTTGTGTCGAGATATTGCCCGAAAAGCGTAGAAGAAATGTCCGCATTTGTAGCGATTATAAGACCAGGGTGTGCGAAATTACTGCAAGATTTTATTGATCGAAAACCATATACAACTGGCGTCAAAGCTCTTGATGATTTATTAATTGAGGGTAAACATAGAATGATCTACCAAGAGCTAATTATGAAATATTTAATTTGGCTCGGAATCCCCGAAACAGGATCATATGACATTATTAAAAAGATTTCCAAAAAGAAATTTAAAGAAGCCGAACTTGCAGAATTAAAAACCAAACTATCAAAAGGTTGGTTAAAGCAAGTCGGCACAATGGATGGTTTTGAAGGAACTTGGGGAATAGTACAAGACGCGGCAAGATACTCTTTCAATAGTAGCCACTCACTCTCCTACGCTTACGATAGTTTATATGGGGCATATCTCAAATCGCATTATCCATTAGAATATTATACCGTTGCATTAAACAGTTACCAAGACGATACAGTGCGAACCACGAAACTGACAAAAGAATTGGAATATTTCGATATTCAGTTAAAACCGGTCAAATTCAGATATTCACGAGCAAATTATTCTTTATCAAGAGAAGATAACAGTATATACAAAGGAATTGCGAGTATCAAAAATCTTAACGCAAAGTGCGCCGAGGAAATGTATCAGTTAAGAAACAACAAATATACCGATTTCATTGAATTGTTATATGACATTAAAAGAGAAACAACTATCAATTCAAAGCAATTAACAATTTTGATTGAATTAAATTTCTTTGAGGAATTTGGAGATAGAAATTATTTGTTGCAAGTTTGCGCTCTCTATGATAAATGGGCTGACAGAAAAACGTTTAAAAAAGAAGATGCGGCAATTTCGGGCATCCCTCTTGAATTAATCCGACAATTTGCGGGTAAAGAATCCGAAAAGCAATTCTCACAAATGGATATGAAACCATTAATACATAATCTCGCAGAACATTTACGATATGTACCGCACGCACTGAACGAACTGATTAACTCACAAGTGAAATATCTTGGATATGTGGATATTCCGCCCGATCCAAAATATAGCGGGTATGCCGTTGTACTTGATGTTGATACTAAGTTTTCCCCGAAGGTCAAATTGCACTCATTAAAGAATGGAACCCTATTGGATTGCAAAATTAATAAGAAAACCTTTGCGAAATATCCTTTGGAGATTGGAAATGTCATAAATATTCATAAAGTGAATAAAAAACCAAAAGTTCACAAAAATGACGCCGGAAAGTGGGTTGAGATACCCGGAACAAGTGAACTGTGGGTAACTGAGTATAACTCGACTTGTTTAAAATAAAAAATGCTCAATTCTTGAACACTTAAAAGTGAATAAAACTGATATTTGATTGACATTTTGAGGACTAATATGAAAAACATCACAAGATTAGAAAATTACTATGATTACCACTATCAATGTATAATATGCGGTCAAATCGTCCAAAAGAACCGCTCCGAAAGTCGGGTAATGCTAATCAGGCATTGCCCGACGTGTAATCGAATAACAAGGTTTATGGTTCACTGGAATCCATATAAAAAACCGGCAGCATAAAGGAGATCGAATGAGCAAAGATAATTGTTATTTTAAATTATCAATGGTTCCCAACGGAGAAACTTTCGATATAACTCCCATTTTCAAACCAATAGAAAGTATAAATTTCAATAGGGAATCAGAATATGTAAGCGACAGCAAGAAAAGAATATTTTTCCCAAATACAACCCACGATTCAATAGATATTAAACTCAACGATGAAGACTTTGATTTTAATGACATTCTCGGTATTGATTCCACCCACGATTTCAAGATTAAAGTCAAATATCAAGTTGGAGTTCAGCAAACAAGGCGACACAAGAAAAAGAGAATTAATAAGAAGTGGGCTAAACGCTATGGGACACGACCTATTTATAATTGGATAGAAATTCCAAGATGTCGTTTCTCACATGAAGATGGTACGAATACATATCACGGAGAGATATTGTCAAAATGGTAACTTATGAACCATATTTAAAAATAAAAGGGGTTCAGCGTAGAACACATAAAAATAAGCGGATAAACAAGAAATGGCTAAAACGATATGGTATGCGTTTTGAATTGTGGATGAACGGCGTGCTGATTGAAAGAGATGCAAATTTCAAAATACAAAGTACATCTTTGGAAAAGTATTACCGCAAAAACTATAAGATTAGATATGTTTAGAAAGGAATGATAAGTAGAACATATGGCGACAGCAGATGATTATTTATATATTGCCATAAAGGATATTTTAAAGAATGGATATAAGGATGAAAACCCTCGCCCCAAATATGCCGACGGAACGCCAGCTTATACATTTTCCGTAAATCATACAATAAGAAAATATGATTTAAGTAAAGGCGATTTTCCGATATGCGCACTTAGACCGATAGCATGGAAAACAGCAATTAGGGAAATTTTCACAATCTATCAAAAACCAACCAATAAGATTTCGGAAATGGAATCTATGGGAGTTGGCTGGTGGAAAGATTGGGATATTGGCGACGGAACTATCGGTCAAAGATACGGCGGCACCGTTAAGCGCTATGATTTAATCAATAATTTGATTAACGACATAGAAAAAGACCCATATGGTCGCCGCAAGATCGTTAGCCTTTGGCAAGAAACTGATTTACATGAAACTCCCGGGCTTGCTCCTTGTGCTTTCTGTACCATTTGGAATGTTCGTGGTGAATACCTCGATATGTGTATGATTCAGCGCTCGGGTGATATGCTGACAGCTTCGGGCGGTGGTATGGTGAATGAAGTACAATACGCAGCGTTACTTATGATGATAGCTCGACATACCGGATATAAACCTGGTGTTTTCACTCATTTTACAGCCAACGAGCAAATCTATGACAGACATATAGATGTCGCAAAAGAATTGATCCAAAGATATGACAATAGTTTGAATCCTTCTATTCATCCTAAATTAGTATTAAATTCTAATACACATAATTTCTTTAAGATGACAATAGATGATTTTGAAATGCACGATTATGAACCTATTAAACCACAGATAAAATTGGAGTTGGGAATATGATTATCGCTATTGCGGCAGTCGATGAAAATTGGGGGATAGGCTACAATAACAAACTGTTAGTCAAAATTCCAGAAGATATGCAAATGTTCAAAGAATTAACAGAAAACAATGCTGTTATCATGGGAAAAAACACATTTAATTCTATTGGGCATCCTTTGAAAAACAGAATTAATATAGTGATTACACATGAATACTCGTCTCCTGTGCGTGATGAAAACGGCGTGATATATCTCAATATGAATAACTTGATAAGCTATATATTGCAAAATAAAGCAATAGCTAACTTCATTAATCAAGATATCTACATAATTGGTGGCGCAAGTATATATGAACAGTTACTCCCGTACTGTGATAGAGCATTAATAACTAAAATTGTTCAAACATATAAAGCCGACACTTATTTCCCGAATTTAGATAAAAACGAAAAATGGAAAATCACAGAAGACGGAGAAGTAAAAAGTTTCAATGGAATCCAATACAAATTCACCACATATGAAAGGATCAAATAAATGATTAGACATGAGAGTATGTGTGTTGGCTGCCCGCCGGAATTAGGTTGTCTTGGAAAAGGATGCCCCTATAATAATGTGTCGGTTTACTATTGCGATATTTGCGAAGATAATACAGCCGATTATCACGCGGACGGGCAAGATATCTGTGAAGTCTGCATGGACGAGCATATCAAAGAAGAATGGAAAAGGAATAATGCCGAGGAAAAACTAAAGGCTTTATTTCCGAAATTCATAGACGAAGAAATGCTCGATGAAATTTTTGATGATTTATCAATTAAAGAACGGTGTGAAGTTTTAGATATAGATATCAGAAATGTAGGTGATTAATATAGAAAAACATAAACATGTCATTATAATTAATGGCTCTGGCGGTGTTGGCAAAGACACAGTAGTAAAATACGTCACAGAGATGGTTTATACAATCAAGCAAGATTGGCTTGTTTACAATTATTCATCAGTAGATAAGGTTAAAGAGATTGCAAAAGAAATTGGTTGGGACGGAACGAAAACAGAGCGTAACAGAAAATTCCTATCCGATTTAAAAATTCTCACTACTGAATATAATGATATGCCGTTCAACGCCATGAAAGAAAAGTATAGTGAATTTGCAAATGATGAAAATGCTGCTCTGCTATTTCTCCACATCAGAGAACCTATTGAAATTGAAAAAGCGAAGAAAGAGTTTAATGCCATAACATTACTCGTAAAGAGAGATTCATTACCTCAAATTACATCAAATATCGCAGATGGCAGCGTGTTTGACTACACGTATGATATCGTAATTGATAATAATTGTACCGAGAGGAAACTTAAATTTTCCTGTTATGATCTTGCTTACGATCTTGTTTTAAACGACAAATTTGAACCTTATTATAATTGTAAGGAGCAAAAAGTTTAATGGCATATAAAATTTTTACGGCTGGTAAAATGGGCGGGCTTGAATACCATGAACAAATGGCATGGAGATTAGAATTAGAACAAGAGTTAGCAAAAAGAGCTAACTGTAAAATAACATTCATACACCCGCCCGCGTTTTATGATTACGATTATCCCGATCAAAACGAAGCGAAAAAATGGGAATTATCACAATTAAGCCAAAGCGATATTGTAGTATTTAATCTCAGTGATATAAATACAAGCATAGGTACAATTATGGAATTGGCTACCGTATATGCTTTAAATAGGTTTTCCGGCAAAAATATCTATGCAATAGGAATCGGAAAGCCAAATACTGAACACCCGTGGATCACTTCTGGATTGTTTAACCGATTTGATACAGTTCAAAACGCCGCGGAATATATTAACGAATATCTCCTAAATTGAAAGAAAGAAGGTCTAAAATGCAAGTAATTAAAAGAGATGGCAGAGTGGTTGAATTTGATTCAAGCAAAGTGTTTAATGCAATTATCAAGGCAATGACAAGTGTAAATAATTGTAATACTGCTCTTGCACAGAAAATCACCGATGAAATTTCGAGAGCAAATTGCGATTTGAATGTTGAAACCATACAGGATATGATTGAAAACAAATTGATGGCAAGCAACTGTAAAGATGTTGCTAAAGCATTCATCATTTATCGCAATGATAGAACAAGAGAAAGAGAGCGCAATAGCTCCATTATCCGCAGAGTAAGAGAGAGAAATAGCGGTCTAAATGTTCAAAATGCAAATGCCAATGTCGATGAACGCAGTTTTTCCGGCAGAGAAAAGGAAGCAAGTTCAGAAATTCAGAAAGAAATCTCACTTGATTATACAATGAGTAAAGATGTGGCTAATGCACATAAAGATGGTTTAATCTACCAGCACGACTTGGATAAGTATGATCTTGGAGAGCATAACTGTTTATTCCTCGACTTTAAAAAGATTTTTACTGATGGTTTTGCAACACGCAATGGAGATGTTAGACCTCCTGCAAGTTATGAAACAGCTTGCCAACAAACCGCCGTTGCTTTTCAATGCCAAAGCCAAGTTCAATACGGTGGCGTAGCAAGTTGCCATATTGATACCGATTTAGCACCTTTTATTAAAAGGAGTTTCTATAAGTATTATGCGGACGGTTGTAAATATCTCGGTCATTTAGACGAAGATAGCATTGACAAGATTGTGTCATATGCAAAAGCGAACAAATTATCTATTGAAGATGACTATTTTAAACAAGATTCAGATATTTACAGATATGTTATGGATATGCTGAACAGGGAATGTAAGCAATCCGCCGAAGGTGTATATCACAACCTTAATACATTGGAGTCAAGACAAGGCTCACAAGTACCGTTTACTTCGATCAACTTTGGCAGAGATACAACACCAGAGGGTAGATTAGTCACAAAATCCCTACTGAATGCAAGTATTGACGGTATCGGCAAATATCATCGTACAAGCATTTTCCCAATTAGTATTTTCCAATATAAGCAAGGTGTGAATGCGAATCCGGATGATCCTAACTACGACTTGAAGCAACTCGCACTAAAGTCACTCAGCAAAAGAATTTATCCTAATTTCGTAAATGGCGACTGGTCACAAGCACATGAAACTTCTGGTAATCCCGATACATACATGGCTACAATGGGTTGCCGCACGCTCGTCGGGTACGATAGACATGGACTTGGCTATTCAAAGGTCGGCAGGGGTAATAATAACCCCATTACAATCATTCTCCCGAAAATTGCTATTGAATATGGAATTTGTACCAACGAGAGAGAAAAAGCAGACCTCGATGGCTTCTGGAATAAACTGAATGAAACATTAGAATTAGTAGAGAAAGCACATCTTGAACGTTTTGAAATTATGAAGCGCCAAAGCGTACAGGCGGCTCCGTTCATGTATGGAAATGGTACGATTAAAGACGCCGATAAATGTAATGAAAGTGTATATAATGCTCTAAGGCATAACACATTTGCTATCGGATATATTGGTATTGCCGAAATGTGCCAAGCCTTGTTTGGTAAGAATCATGCGCAAGACGAAAAAGTGAGAGATTTTGCTTTGTCGGTTGTAAAGCGTATTAGCGATTTTGTCGGCGAAGCGAGCGAAAGAAACGACTTGAATTTCAGTTGTTATGCGACTCCCGCAGAATCTTTGTGTCGCACAGCACTTAGAAATCTCCGCGATCAATACGGTGTGATTGAAAATGTAACAAGTCACGATTATCTCACAAATTCACACCATGTACCTGTTTGGGAAAAGGTTTCAATTTATGACAAGTTAAGAATCGAAGCCCCGTTCTGTAAATACCCGACTGGTGGCTGCATTACATATATCGAACTTGAATCGACCTTTATGCAGAATTTGAAAGCTGTAGAAGATATTATTGACTATGCTTTCAAGGAGTTGGATATTCCTTATTTGGCTCTTAACTTCCCGATTGATACTTGCTTAGATTGCGGCACTCAGGGCGAGTTAAACGGTAAGTGTACCGAATGCGGCAGTACAAATATAGAAGAACTGAGACGTGTAACTGGATATTTGACCACGGACTGGCACAAATTTAATATCGGAAAACAATCCGAGGTAAAGGAAAGAGTTAAGCATACGGCATATACAGATTTGAGTTGATATAAATGTATTTATGCGGAGTAAATTTTGAAAGCATGGTAGATGGCGAAGGAGTAAGGGCAGTATTATTTGTGAGCGGCTGTTTGCACAACTGCCCTTACTGCCACTCACCACAAACGCACAGTTTCACTTTTGGTAGAGAAGTTAATCAAGAGCTAATTGATAATATAAACTCCGAAATGGATAAAAGACCATATATAAGTGGCATTACATTGTCTGGCGGAGATTGTATGTACTCGCCGGTTGAAACTATGAAACTATTAAAAAAACTACATATACCTCATAACAATGTGTGGTGCTACACTGGATTTACTTATGAGGAAATTATAAACAATAAAAATCAAGCGCAACTATTACGCTATGTAGATGTTTTGGTGGACGGCAAATTCGATTATCGTAAAAGAGATATTACATTAGCCTTTAAAGGTTCCGCCAATCAAAGGATCATAGATGTAAAGAAATCGTTAAAATACAATGAAGTTAAACTCTATGAATTGCGCGGATAGGAGATAAATAATGGAAACAATACTGATTAAGTATCATTCCGATGATATAGAAAAGATAGAAAAAATTGAAGTTGGCGACTGGATTGATCTGCGAGCCGCCGAAACCGTAACTCTAAGCAAGGGTGAATATGCTTTGATTAGCCTCGGAATATCAATGAGATTGCCGGACGGTTATGAGGCACACGTTGTTCCTCGCAGTTCCACATTTAAAAAATGGGGAGTTATTCAAACCAACTCTATGGGCGTAATTGATAATTCTTATAGCGGCACAAATGATATTTGGAGATTTCCTGCTCTTGCTATAAGAGATACAACCATACATAAGAATGACCGCATTTGCCAATTCCGCATTGTGGCAACACAACCGGAAATTAATTTTAAAACCGTAGATCAGCTTGATAAAGTTGATCGCTGCGGTTTTGGAAGTACAGGTGAAAACTAATTATGATCCCGCCATAAAAGAACTCCAAGAAAAAATTAAACTTGAAATGGCGGGAATTAGAGATGCCAACCAAGAACATTATGTGGCTGGTTTATCGGACGCTCTCGGAATTATTATGAAGCATTTGAAAAATGAATTAATTGTCGGTAATACATATTATGTTGTAATGCCGAAAGATGATGTAACAAATGAAGTTGTGAAAATGAGATTATATAAAATAACGTTAAAGTCAAAACTATATTATAGTTTCACAACTAAATTAACTGGCAAATATACGACTAACGACTTAGTTTTATCAAACACTAATAGTATTAAAATGAGAGTATTTGAATCCGAGGAAGAAGCCGAAAACATGAAACACGTCATGCTTTGGCGCAGAGAAAACAGGGAATGGGGTAGGAGATAATATCTCTTACCCTTAACCTTTATATATGTAATATACAATTATATAGGAGAACACATTGACAAATCGTGACAATTATGGTATTGTAGTATATACAGTAGATGACATTAGAATAATCTTATCCTTGGGGAAAACCAAGACATACGAATTAATGAGAAGTGACGGATTTCCTTCGTTTAAATTAAATAATAGATTATATGTTACCAAAGAAAACTTCGAGAAATGGTTAAACAAACATACAAATAAAGCATATAAATTCTAATTTAGAATTATAATAGTGCGACAATAGTGCTACAAAAGCAGAAACCATTGCTTGAATATATAGGTGCAATCGGAAATATTTGGCTGAGGAATAAAGGTCTGCAAAACCTTATTGCTCAAAATCAAATAACAAATACGGCGACTTAGCCAAGTGGTAAGGCACGGCTCTGCAAAAGCCTGATTCGGCGGTTCAAATCCGCCAGTCGCCTCCAAACAATGCACCTTAATTCTTTTGGATTAAGGTGTTTTTCTTTTAAAAACCGCATAGACAAGCCATTTTTGGGCATTATAAAATACATATAACAACTCTTGCGTTATTAGAAAATATGTGCTATAATTACAAATATAGAACATTTATTCTATTATAAAATCATGGTAATTTAATTTTTCACAGCATTTCTATAACCATAGTTTTATCAAGTAGTATCATCTATTCTCACAAAATAGTGCTACAATAGTGCTACAAATCAAGAAAGTGTAGCACTATCCTAAAATTCCTTACATATTTCTACCAAAAGGAGTTGTTATTATGGCAAAAGCAAGGAGACCAAAGGGAACGGGAAGTATTTATCAGCGCGGCAACAAATTCTATGGCAGAATCCGCACTGGTAGATATAAGTCTAATGGCAAGCCTGAGATCATTTACTTTTCCGGCACGACTAAAATGGAAGTCCAAAAGCAAATGAATAAATTTGATTTAGATTCCCATATTGATCCTGTTACTACATCATTTGAAACTTATGCAAAAAAGTGGCTCGTAACTTATAAAATGCCAACAATGAAAGCGTCAAGTTACGATACACTTGAAGGCACATTCAAGAATCAAATCTTTCCATGCTTGGGTATGCTGCGAATATCAGAGATAAAAACTAAGGATATTCAAGAAATGCTCAATGGCATCAAAAAGGCAGGACTATCATATTCAAGAGTCAAGAAAACATATGATGGCACGAATATGGTGATGAAACACGCACTGAGCCAAAAGGATATTGCAACAAACCCGATAGAAGGTGTAATAATGCCAGCCGAATCTACTTTCCCTAAAAAGGAAATGATTTGGTATGACGAAAATGAAGCACGCCTCATTATAGAAGAATGTCGCAGATTATATCCAAATTCCGAAACTCCGAAATATCTATATGGAGATGCGTACATTTTACAGTTGAACACGGGAGCAAGGCGTGGCGAAATCGTTGGATTAAAGAAGCAAGATTGGGATAAAGAAAACCACATTCTCTATATCCGCGAAAATGTGCAAACCGTTAAAACCCGTGATGATGAAGGAAACGCAACAGGATATGAAACAGTTGCCATGACAACCAAAACATATTCTGGCTATCGCAAAATTCCATTGAATGAAATGGCTGAAAATGCGTTGCAACGTATGTTTGACAGGAATCCTAATAGTGAATATATTGTATGTGCTAAAAATGGGGGAGTGCTTGCGCCGCAACAATATGATCGAACATTCCGCAGGATCATCAATAATACAAAAATCAATAAAGGTTCAACACATTCTTTGCGACACACTTTTGCTAATAGGTTGTTCCGAAACAAGATTGACATTAAAACTATTTCAACTCTTATGGGACATGCCAGTGTTCAGATCACGCTTGACACATATATTCACTTCGCGGAAGCGGAGGGCTATCTTGCAGTAAAAACATTAGATAACCTATAAGCGCAAAAATTAAGGGCTATAAGGTCTTTCCCTATAGCCCTATTTGTATACATTTCTGTAAATCAAATGGAGATTTTATTATCAAAAAATAATATAGTGCGGTTTTTCTTCTTTAAACAACCAGTACCTTAACCAATCATCTAATACGATAGCTGCGCACGACAATATGAACCAAAAAAATGAGTATAATAAGCACACTTGCCCGCATATATTTAAAGGTAAATGGCTGTAATCCCATACATTTAATTTGAGAACAATATTGATAATGACACCGGATATAAACTCAATCAATGTTATTCCTGTTGCGCAAATCAACATCTGTTTCCACAGTGGTGTTTGCCAGTCAAGTATTTCATTAATACTTCCACATAACGTAAAGCACAAACCACCTACAAAGAACATAGTCCAATGTGTGCGACCTCTCCACAGCATCTCAATTCCGCAATACAGTAAACCGCCGATTGAAAACAGTATGATATATTTAAGAATCTGTTTCATCATTTGAATCCTTAATATCTTTCCAAACATCGGATTGATATTCTTCGGGGATCGTCATACCGTAGACCACCTGAGAAATTGCGTGCAATGAACTCAAAGATTTAATATATGCTCTTAAACTATTAAAATATGTAGTATGATATGTGATATAATTTGTTGCTGCATTTGCTATCAAAATTATATCAGATACAGGATAGTATTTACATAGTTCGCCATCTTCATGGTAAGGCAAATATTCTGTTTCGCCAGAACGAGCCAACGATTCTAATTTCATTAAATCAAGTTGATCGTGTTCAGTCAAAGAAAAATGATGTGATTTATCATCAGATAGAACCACATCAATTCCGGCATATATTAATTTTTCGCAAGTATTACTCATTTCACGAATCTTTGATTCTCTAACAAATGAAATAGTATCTTCATCTTCACTTGGTTCTGGCTCTGGTTCTGGTTTAATCTCTTTACCATCATCAATGGCTTTTCTTATAACCTCAAATTCATCTTTATCAATCTCTACATAATTAGTTGTGATATATTCACGTTCCGCCGGAAACTCAGGAGTACCTTCGATATGCCAAATTGTAGATACATCATAAGAAAGCAAGCCCGTTCTATTTGGGTCAGTATCTTTACAGTTGTCTACCATTTTTGCGCGGGAGTTCCATTTGACAAAATGGAGCGTATCTAAAGCATCAACTATTTTGCCGTTGGTATCAATTACTTTAACATACTTATTCATCGTTTCCACCACCTTTTCTTAGTTTCTTAATCAATTCATCGTAATACTTATCTAATCTCTTTACAGAATTGTATGAATCGTACTGTAAAGCAAAACCACGCCAAGATTTGTAGCTTGTTTCAATGTTTTCAAGCGACATTTTCCCAGCGCGATATAAATTTTCATACTTTTTAATCTTTCTTCTCATTCTTGTTATAGAATCTGCGGATAATTTAACAACGATTTTACCATTATCCAATAAAGAAAATCTCTTTTTCAAAAATCTAAAATTTTTAATAGATGTGATATGAGTTTTCTTTTGGTTAATAGTCAATCCCATCTCATTAGACATTTGAATTATTTTGTTTAATAATTCCTCTAACTTTTTCTTATCATTATGTATAATTAAACCATCATCCATATATCGTATAAAATACTTGAATTGCATTTTATCTTTAATCATATGGTCTATTGGAGAAGCCGCGAATAATGAAAGGACTTGTGAAACTTGACTTCCCAAGCCCAATCCTTCATCAAATTCATTTATAAAGATTTGAATTAAATTTAAAATTCTTTCATCTGTGATATATTTCTTTAGTTTATTCATTATCATCTCGTGATCTATACTTCCGAAATAATTAGAATAATCAAATAATAAAACATATCCATTATTGCCGTATTCGCGGTAAAATTTTTGCAAATGTCTTTTTACTCTATTGATAGCAAAACTAATTCCTTTATTCTTTTGTGAAGCACAATTATCGTAGCAAAAAGTCGGTTCTAATAAAGGCGTTAAGCAATAGTCGCATAAACACCTTTGAACCACTCTTTCTCTAATGTGTACGCTTTGAATTTTTCTTTTCTTGCCACGTTCATATAAACTGAATTTATGTTTATGCTTTACTACAAAACGATCCTCCATCAATTCGTTGTGAATAACACTTACATTAAAGTCTTTCTCATACATAAAATTTTGAACGCTTGCTTTCCAATATACATTTCTTTTACATAAATCCGCAGATTTTAATAAATGGTCATATGAAAAGACCCAATTAAAATCATTGTATTTATCCATTGTTTTCCTTTTATGTTTTCCAAACTTGTTCCAATACCAACGCAAAATTGAGTTGATTGGAGATTGAAAATAATTTATCTGATATTACACAGAAAGGTCACAAGTTCCTTCTGCACCATAAGAAGTGGTTTCGCTATTTGTTCCTTATTATTCATTCATAAAACAGTAATAAGGTAGCTACTTTATATCTCTTTCAGGAAAACTCTAACAAGTTTTCACTTGCTATTAAGAATTACCCTCTGGCACGGAATCCGAACACGACACCATTGTTGTTGTTGGCGTTGTTATTGTTGCTGTTGCCGTTGTTGTTGACATTGCGGAAATTGTTGGAGTTGGACGGCTCAGGACACAACACCAGCCTCAACAACGAACACATACAATACAACCTGTAACCTATTTATATAATTGTTTATTTTTCTGATAATTTATTGCGCTTTTGTTTATCTTTATCAATAACACCTTTTAATAGCTTTAATGCAAATTCAGAATAATTACACCATCTTTTAACCTTTTTATTAGAGATTTTTAGTGGTTTATTCTTTGTATTACCGCCCTGCCTCAATAACGATAATTGTGCATTAAAAGTATGTAAATGAGATTGAGCTTGCTTAAAATGTTGTATTCTATAATTTATAGCTTCAATCGTATTTGGAAAGAAATCATTGGCATCGAAAGCCTCTGTATAAGCATTTTCCGCAAGTTCGTACAATTTCCTAACTCCAAATTCCCTATCCTTTGGACTTTGTGAACGCGCCCATTCACGAACTTCGGATGCTAAGCAAGCTGTTTGTTTTAAAAACTCAACATATGACACTTTCCGCATTGAACTTAATACACTCATACACTTGATCCTCCTTTTAACCTACAAGAGGCGATGTGCCTTTCGGACACATCACCTCACGAAAAGTATAAATAATTAGATTTTTAGATTTAATCATTTGCGTATTTCTTTTTATAGATTAAGAAGATTGAGGGATGCCAATGCAGAAGCCGAACACGACACCATAGCTGCCGCCGGCGTAGATATTGTCGCTGCCGCCGCCGCTGTAGACACCGCGGAAACCGCCGGAGTTGGACGGCTCAGGAGTACGTAACCACCACCATTGTGCAGAAGTCGAATCGGGTGCGTATTTGATACGGTAACCGCCCTTGTTATTATTAACAAAGAACGGGAACGAATAATAATCAGGATTACCATTTGAATCAACTTCTAATTGATAAACCGTATAAGAAGTATCGTTAAATACCTCGCGAATCGAGAATAGGAATAAGTTATCAACAGAAGTAACCATCTTTGTTGGGTCAGAAGTTGCTCCGCCCGATGTAGCCATAATATTAACAGAAGAAATCATAGCTCTTAAAGTTCCCGGCAACTTTTCCCACACTGTAGAATTTAGCCAAGAGCGCATTTCAGATTTATCCCAGCCACCAACATTGCTACCCGATGTCATTCTATGACTACCAGCGGTTTCGTGGCAAGCAAAAACAAGATTTGCAAATTGTCCTGGACGAGCTGCGATCTCATAATGCTGTAAAGCCACAATATCAAAAATGATACGACCATTTGAATAATCTGGGTCTAAAAGGTCGATTCTAATTTGACTACTACCAACCGTGAAATAACCATTTGCTTGTTCTTCTATAACGTTGCCCATACATAGCGCATAAAACTCTGCCGTGCTATAAGCACTCTTGGTTCTATCGGCACTATCACCATCGGCATATGTATTCCAATATAAATAACCGCCCGAAGGAACTTCTCTTGGACTCGATGGCAAGGTGCAATCATAGAACTCTGCGGTTGCCACAATATTGGATTCTATACCAGAAATCGTATTTTCTGCTACCGTTGCACTTACTGTACCGCCAGTTGGTGTTCTCAAAATCCATTGCTTAAACAGATAATGATGACCGCCAGAAGATGCTTTATAAGGGAAGTTATCAAGCAGTCCGCTCTCATTATAAGAAACAGTAAAATCGTTATAAGTATCGGCTTCGGCTGTATCAACTGTTGTTCCATCAACTTTAAACTCAACAGTATATTGAGTGTAAACGGATGGAGAAGAAATAGTTAAATCAGGATAAGCAGCCTCTAAACGCTCTTTAAGATTACTACCGATTCTATTAACAGTAATTCTACCTGAAATATAAGGTAATTTTGTCGGGTCATCACTTGTAATGCCATTAGCATCCAAGTATTTACCCCTAATTTCATCACCTAATAAGAAATGCAAAATATCATTATCATCGTTTCCGAGATTTTCATTGATTTCAACCAACCTTAAACTCTTTAAATTGTCAATACACTCTAAAACAACATCGAACACAGGAATACCAGAAGTATTCTCAATATCCAAGTATGTAATATTGCTATAACCCTGACAAGTATAATCAGTAAGCTGGGATTGATTTTTCAAAACAAGTTTTGTTAGGCTTGCCGGCAAATGTAATGTTGTCAGCAATCCACCATTCGGCAGAACAATATCGGTGATTCTACTATTCTTTGCATAGATTTCTCTAATAGCATTTTTATCAGATAAATCAATACCGGTTTCACTTTGACAGCCACCAATGTTTAATACTTCAAGCATAGGACATCCCGCAAAATTCAAAGTTCCGGGATTGAATGTGTAAGAACCTGTTTCTTTACCTAAAATCAATTCTCTTAAATTCGTACCATTACTAATGTTAATTTCATAAGGCTTAAAATTAGAAATATCAAGTTTAGTTAAATTACTTGCGGAATAAACAAAAATATTATCGGTACTACCGATAGTTCGGCTAATCGTTGTTTCAGTATTTGGAGCAAGTAATCTCACGCCCGTATCGGGATAAGTATATTCCTCAGTTTGAATTGCATTTAGACCAATAGCAGGATAAATATACTGTAAAGCCTTAATTGTTATAGGCAAAGCATTATCGCTTGAAACCGCAGAACGAAAAGCAATATGGTCATTATTAAACTGTGTAGTTTGAAATTGAGAATATACAAGTTGCGAACGCTTATACATAAATGAAGCCTTTTGCAATTCTCTTTCTCTTTGCATATACTTATAATCGGAAGTATAAATAAATTGACCATTTTCGTTGGTATATCCCAAAATCCACGGATCATTATACTTATACTCCATATCAGTATTTGCCACTGCTTCGCATATCAGTTTTATTCCGTTAGTAATTTGTTGATTATAGAAATTTTGATATGTAAGTTTATCACTCGAAGTAAGTGCTTGAAATTGAGCTTTGATAGCACTCGCCATAGTGTCCTCAACCATAAGCCATAATCTTGACTGATAACCATTAAATCCGTAAAGTGGAGTTCCAGAGCTGTCAACTGAAATTACATAATCCCAATTTGCGTAATAAGGGATTCTCAAATAACCGGAGTTTTCTGCGCCAAAACAGCTATCAAGGTCATACAAATCTGTGTACCAAATGGCAAAAGTAGAGTTTTCCCAATCTATAGCATCAACATCTACATTACCATTTTCATCAATACAATCCGCAAGAGAAGTTTGGTCGCCCGTAAACACAAGGTTTTCAGCGGTAACATCTTCACACTTTAAGAACATATTTTTAGCTCTATTATCAACCAACGCGGTAAAATAAACAAAGCAATAATATGTTAATGCGTGATTTACATTAAAGTGTTTACTAAACTCATTGATAAATCTTTGCTTTTTAATCGCTTTTAGAGTAGTATCAGATTCATCCCAATAATTTGCTCTTTGACATACCCAAGTAAATAATACTTGAATATAATCATAATTTGGAGTTAATTCATCTTCTTCAAGATCACCTTGGTCGGGATAGCAAGATTCAAGCGCGGCAAGCACAGCTTTATCGCCATTCGGTTTAATGGCTTGTAATTTATCTGTTTTGAAATTACAAATATCCTCTGTATTGTTCAAAAACTCCCATTTCTGTTTCTTTGTCACATTTCCGCTATCGCCAGATGTTTTTAATCCAAAAGAATCTGCATTGCCCTTGTCATTATTTAACGTTCCATCACCAGCAAATACTATTTCACCAGTATCAGGATTTTCAATAAACAATAAGCAACTAAAGCCGTAAACGGTATTTTGAACTCTTGGATCGGCAATTTGAGCAGGAGTTAATTCGCTAAACATATTATTTGCCATATTAGCATTAAATGTATTTGCGTGATCTTTTGACATATAATCCATCTTAAAGCAAAGCGTGCTTTCAGGAATAGAATTTGCAAGAGGTTTCTTGCTTGAATCATAAATAAACGTTCCGTCAGAATAGCCTTTCAATGGGAATTTAACTTTGTTTCCATTATCATCTACGAGATAAACTTTGTAATTCTTACGGATAAATCTTTGTGAAGAAGTACCTTGTACCTTATTAGATGAATAAAAACGACCAACGTAATTATCATCGTCCGGCGACAAATCAGGAGTATAATTTGGATTTTCACCATTTAGATTGAGCAATGTTAAGTAACCATTTTCATTACTTACATCATTATCGGGCATAGTTAAAGTTACACCGGCATATCTTCTCGCACTTTTTGAGGGAGAAGTTTCGCCTTTGAGTTTCAAACATCTGTATCTTTTAATAGCTTTTGAATAATCAATAACACCATTATCATCACATACATCGTTGAACTCAGCCAAAGCTAACTTGTCCGCAATAGTTCTTTGCGAAGCAATGTAATTCTGTTGAATTTCAGCTCTTGATAAAGAACGGTTATATGCACGGATATTATATATATCTACAACTGCATTATCGCTACCAATGGTGATATAATTAGTATGAGTGAAACTATCTGTTGCGATATAAGGAATACTATTTGCATACTTGCCGTTTACATAAATATTTACAGCTTGCTTTCCACTTGCTTGTGTATTTAATCCTTCAATTACAAAGGACAAGTGTATCTTTGCATCTTTTTGCAAATATGCAGCGGCAATGTATTCTTCATCAGTAATAAATCCATTGCTAATTGTGCCAGCTTGCATATTATTGGATTTTACACAACAAGTTAAAGGTGTGGCTTTAATACCGATAAATTTCTCATTTGCGGCACTCGTCGTATTGGCGCAATCAATAATAATTGCACTATCATCCGTTGCATTTGGAACACAATAGTCAAATTCTATAGTACGTCCATTTGTAGTTGGAGTAGCAGAAGTTGAACTATCTAATCTTATCTCAACGTTGTCTTTATTAGTAAAACGGGATGAAAAAATAGGTAATTGAATAGTGTGTCTTGCCGCACCATTTATTCTTAATGCAGTACCATAAGAAGTTGAAACATAACCATTTGAAGTCCAGTTAAAGTTTGTGTTTTCAGCGTATATATTCTTAGAATCGTATACATAAGTAAATTCTTCTTTATCATTATCACTATTGGTATGACCAGCAGCATTAAAATAATAAACCAATCCATTTGTAATAGGATTTATATTATAATCAGTATCTAATTCTGTTACCGTAACAGTATGTGTCTGTCTTACTGATCCACTTTGAACTCTAATTTTATATATACCAATTTGATTATATACATTAGAATCAAAAGATACCGTTTGTGTTTCAATAGGGGAAACATTAGATTGTGTAATGGATTTAATAACGTTATTGTCATTATCTAACAAACTAACGGTTACACTTTCGGTCACGTCTTTATTTGGAGTAATAACAACGAACTTTACATCAATCGGCTCGCCATAAGTTACAGTTGCGATACTCTTATCAACACCAATCATAGTATTGAGGCTTGTATTATCATTATAGAAAATAACATTATTCAAAATATTTGAAACTGCACCCTCGTCAGTGGTGAAAAAGTATCTTAGATAGTGAACACCATAGCTCAATGTTGTAATTGGCAACGTATATCCAAGTGTTACTCTATGTGCCGTGCCAATACTATATGGTTCTGTAATATCAGCACCGTCAATTTCTATGTGCATTGTTTTTTGGATTCCACTACCGACCGGAACAAAGTTCAAATTTGCATTACCAGTAAAAACAGAGTGTGAAAGGTCATCGTTCGGAAAATCTGAACTTGCAGAAGAAATTGAAATTTCAACGCATTTAATATTAAATGTCAGCGTCTTAACTAAAGTGGGGTCAGTTCCGTAAGCGGTTATCCTTACATTTGTAGTAGTTCCTGCGGAAAGTAGCTTTGTAACATCAATATCCGTATTAGTATCTTGTGGAATTGTCATCGTGCGCAAAAGCCTATATGCGCTATCCGGATCGGTTGAATTTTTATAATAAACAGATATATTACCGCTCTGAGATGTTTGTACGCCATCGGGGTCATTTTCGTGGAAAGCGATAGTAACATTTGTTGTACCATTTTCAGAAGTTGTAAAAGTGGTTGACTTACCCGTTCTATTATAAAGTCTTACCGAATAACTATCAGATGAAGCTCCACCGCCCATTTGGGGAAGTTTTACCCTTGTAATAGGTTCGCCACTCGCCTCTTGATTGTCATAAATTTCTAAATATGCAACAGTTTCACCTTCCTCTGTTTCCGTAGAAATCTCAGCTTTAAGTGTAGTAATGCCTTGTGTCGGAATAGTGATTGTATCTCCAAGAGTTTCGCCATCCTCATTTAAAAGAGATATTTCGTTGCCATTCAATTCCATGCTAACGCCATAATCCTTTAGCATTTCATCCATATCGGATTTACTATAAGAATTTCCAGTAACCAGAATATATTTTGTTCCATTGAAACGATAGTGTTTATAGATGTTTTCTTCATTATCAAAAATATAATAATTCAGATCAATGTCGCCATCACTTACTGATGGCAATACGGAACCGATATAATCTCCCGCACCAGTTGGGTTATAAGTTAATCCGCCTTCGCCATCATCTTGGATTGTGTATGATTTATATTTGTGAGGTGAACCACCATTGATATCAAGCAATTTAAAACTTTGTCCTGCTTTGGCGTTAGCAGAACTAAGATAATTTTCTAATTCTTGTGTTGTATCAAAAATTCTAAAATCTTCCTGAGATGGAGAAGCCGCATAAGCAATACGACCAATTATCATATATTTACACCTCCATGTGTATTAAACTAAACATAATAAAGACGAGCGCATTTCTGCGCCCGCCTTTTCTTTATTCATCTAATTGACCAACAATTCTGACTTGTTGATTATCCTTAACACGTTCAACCATATTATGAACATAACCATTGGGCTTCATATCTGCAAATACTCTACAATATTCCTCGTACATCTCGATCAATGACTTGAATTTATTTGCGGAAATTTCGCCTTTAAATAACGCATCGTCACAAGTTCTTACAATGCTATGACGTGTTTTCTTATAATTAATTAAACGCTGTTGCTCAAATTCATCATACAACTTATCAAATCGTTTACATACTTCATCCAATTTTAAAGAAGTTTGGTCAATCGTAGTTTTATATTTCTCATTTTCATCTTTAACTTCTCTGTACTTAGTAAATAATTTATATGCTTTTACCGTACCAGTACAAAGAAAAGCCATTATAGCAAAAGCAACTGCTACCCATGCTACAATAGTACCAATCGGAATACCGGACAGCAAATCCCACACTGATTTAGTGTCCATGCCTTTCTATCTCCTTATGCACACAATTTTGCAAATGTATTTCTTCCCGCAATACCATCAGCGGAAAGTCCTTTTGCTCTTTGATAAGAAATTACCGCATTGCGCGTACCATTACCAAATACTCCATCAAAACCGTTTGTTGAATAACCATTACAAATAAGCAGACCTTGTAATGTTTTGGTTAAGTTGCCTTGATCTCCCATAGACAAATTAACGCAAGCCGAAGCTGTCTTGTTGCCGAATATACCATCAATGGCAAGTCCAGCATTAAATTGCTTATTCAGTTCAGTTTGTAATGCCTTTATTAAAGCTGCTTTAGTCTTAGCGCCATACGCACCATCGACAGCAAGACCAGTCTTATAATTGCTATTCAGCCAAGTCTGAATTTCTTTAACTGCACTAACGCCGATATTTGACTTGGTATTAGATGAAGTTGTAGCAACGGGAGTTGAAACGGTATTATCAGGAGTAATTTTACCGGCGACCTTTTTAGCAATCGCCGCATAATCAGGAGTGATAAATCCGCGAATATAACGACCGTTTACATTCATATCACGAACGCCAACATAGCCGCTACCCATATTGCCCTCTGTAACGGTAAATCCTTTAGAACTTGTTTTTGTTACAAGACCAACATGATCCGCACCGTCTGTATTTTCTCCGACGCCATTATCGCTCCAATCATAGATAATTGCATCACCGATCTTTGGCACATAAGAATCGTTCTCAGTCCAAATACCCAGCTTTTTAGCAACATCAATAAATCTTCCGCAACCACATTCTGTACCGGTATATTCAGCAATACCGACTTTCAGCCAAATTGCACTGACAAAAGCCGCGCACCAAGCATCATTATATGTCATAGCATACCCAACAGGAAGGGGCTTTTGGGCGTTATAAATCTTAATGATTTCTTGATATTTCGCGCTACCTTCATCTGCACCGATGTAATAGTTGGCGGTATTTGCAACTTTTTGACGGAGCTGTGCTTCTGTGATTGCAGTTGTTTGAGTTGTAGAAGTTGAAGAAGATGATGTTGAAGAAGTCGAACCGCTCTTAACCCAATTATTATAGCCACCAGCCTTAATGATAGTGGGGTAATCTTTATAAAATAAATCTTTGTCGATCACGCCAACACCAGTAATGGAGTTACTTTCAATTAAGTTTGTTTCGCCGCCGTATTGCCAGATACCGAGGTTACTGCCAGAATAATTGCATTGTTTTAGCCATGCCGCAATCCAAATATCATACTTGTTATATACTGATTTATCAATGTAAGTATCGAGCCAATATTTGCCCGTATAGAGTGCAGGATAATACCCAGCCTCTTTAATCCCGCTCAGGATTGTGCCTACAATAGATGTCAGAGAGGCTTTATTATAACAACCATATTTAGAGTAATAAGCAGAATCTTCTACATCGAGAGCAACGGGCAAAGTGGGTTTTCTACCTTTGAGAAGTCTTACAATATGAGCAACCTCGGATTTTGCCTCGGATTGATTAGTGGCATATGAGTAAAGATAAACACCCCAAGGCAACCCTAATTTCTCTGCCTTATTTACATTAGAAACAAACTGGCTATCATCCTGAGAAGCGATATCAGAACCGAATCCACAACGGATCATAACTCCTGCATATCCAGCACTTTTTACTCTTGCAAGATCAATATTTCCATTAGCATAAGAGATATCTACACCTTTTTTGTTTGCTAAACTCATTGTTAATCCTCCTTAATTATAAAAAAATGACCGCACGGAAACGTGCGGACTATACGAACATTATTTTAGTTTTTTTCTTTTTATAGAAAAAATTACATATTATTAGGCACATAATTCGTCTTTAAATTTCCATATGTAGCCACCGGAATATTTTGTTTTATGATTACAATTTTTCGATATTCCGCATCTTTGCAAATTGTTTTCATTTGCAGCTTCCGCACAGCTTTTATATTCTTTTATAAAATTTCCATTCATGTCAAATTGAAGAACGGGCTTTCCTTGTTTATTAAGATTTGTTGATGAAAAAGACATATCATCTATATCATTTTCAAATCTCCATATATATCCATGTGAAGTTTTTAATTCACCCCTACAGGCTTTAGAAATATTGCAATGCCTCGCGTTTACAGCTTTTGCCGCATCGTGTATTGAAAGGTATTTTGAAATAAAATTAAACTGCCTATCAAATTGATAGACAGTTTTTCCAAAATTATCTTTGTTTTTATCTGTTTGTATATTATCAATAATCGCCTCTTTATTGTCTAAAAAGACTTGCCTATTAGAATTAAATACCCATATATATCCACCCGCAGTTTTAAGTTTTCCATTGCAACAACTGTTTATAGATTTTCTATCTATACCTGTTTTTTGATGAGCTTCGTTTGCATTAAAATAAATATCAACTAATTCAAAATTCAAAGTATATTGGCATACAGGTTTGGATTTTTTGGCTCTTGCAGCTTTATTAGCTTTCTCCTTTATACCATTAAATCCTCCACCACCAGTAGAAACATTATAACCATTTTGTGTAATAAGTGTTTTTAATCTATCTATTAACAAAATTTCCATTTGTTTTGCTGCTTGCTCGGTTAAATTAGTTGCAATTATTTTGTGTATAAAATTATCCCATCCATATTTTTGTATTGCCCGATAAAAAATTTGTGTTTTATATCCTTCTCCGTTTTTCCAACGAATGTTAGGTGGCTTAGATGTAATGCCAACATAGGATTTTTGATTGACTTTGCAAGTGTGTATATAAACAGTCCAATTATTATTCTGATTTGCCATTAGACAAATCAACTTCTTTCTGTTGATTTATTGCAACAATTTTTCTTAATTCTTTCAACGAATTATTTATTTCATTATCAATCCATTCAATAACAGTCTTTTGGTCTGCTATTTTTGTAAGTATTGGATAATCATTGAAAATCTGTTTAATTACTTGCGCCCGCTTAATAGACCCTGCGGAAACAGTATTACTATAATCTGCTTCTGCGTCGGCTATCAATTTCAAAACAATTTGTTTAATTTGTGCTTTAGCAATTTCAATCTGCCCATTTTTATCCTTTGTAAAAAGATTTTTAACCTTTAATGCAATAGACACACCTAAAGCAATAATGATAATAATTGTAGTCCAGTTATCGTTAATAAACTGTAAAAAATTTTGAATACCTTTCAACATTTTAAATCTCCTATCTTATTAAATTAATCTCTACTTGTGCAGAAATAAACACCGCCGCGATTCTCAAAAATATCATCGGCAATTAACTGATAAAGAGTGGAACAATTACCGTGAGGATCGCTCAAAGAATCATCATGGTATTGCACAACCTCTTTCTTGAAAACAACATAGTCAAAATTATTGGTAGAATCAATTAGTTCACGTGGAACAGTAATGAAATCATCTACAACAGGATTGCCTTTAAACGCATTGCGGAACAGATCAAGATTAGATAGTTTCGCATTGTTCGCAGGAATCACCTTAATTGTCACCTTAACATTGCCTAATTCCTTAGTTGCAGGAATAAATTGAGATAAAGCCTCGTACTTTTCTTGACCGTCAACATACAATGTGATGGTTCTGTTATCGTTATCAAAATTGATCTTGATGTCGGGGTCTTGACCGAACAACGCCTCGATTTTTCTATACAAATTTACCCAAGGTGAAACCAGTTTGAATCCCTTATTTTCTACCTTGCCGTTTTCCAATTTTGCATTATCCATTTCAATCTCTCCTTTAATTATAAATTTGTGTTTTCCGCATCTTCCGAGGGATTCTCGAATGTTTCTACCTCGCCATTAACGGGAACGAGAACTTGGCTATCCGCACCAGCCTTCATAATATTTTCGAGAGTACCTCTATACTTCTCTTTTCTGAATTTCAATTCTTCCTCTGACTGCTTTGATTTAAACGCTTTCATGCAATAAATAGCATAGATCAGCACTTGCGCGGCAATATCTGAAATCAATACACCAAGATATGATAAATCCTGGAAGTGCCACATAGCCACCATAGCGTAGGTCACGATAGCATTCAGTAAAATAAACAAATAGATTGCAAAAATCTTATTTGTTTCAATATGTAAACCCTTACTCCCTTTTCTCTTTTCTTCTTTAAGCTGACGCTTATACTCTTTCTGCTGATTTTTCGCTTGAACTTTCCGCATTTCTACATCAAATTCGCCGCGTGTTAAGTGTCTCATAAAAATCACCTCTTAGGATAATCAAAAATAAACTTCTCTCTAAACTCTCTGCATAAAACTCGATCATAAAAACAACTTTTTCCTAATCCAGTAGTTGCTTGTGGGTGCTTAATATTAGGTTTTATTGCATTTAACCAAGTATTGTCATTGTTACAAAAGAATCTCATTACATCACCTAATAGCAGAAAAGCCGCAACCTCTCGGTCACGGCTCAAACTGTTTCTCTTATTGTTAATTGAATTGCAATATCTTCTGTCGGGGTAGAACCAATCACATGGGCTGTCAACTTATTGTCGTCAGTTTCAATATAAATTCCCATACAGCCGTCTTTAACCAACTGCATAAATGATTCCGAAGTCAAATCAATATCTGCTTTCGTATATTGAGTTATGGTATAATCATCGGAAATATCAATATCTTGTGATCCGTCCGCCCATTTCACTTTCTCTAAAATATATGGAATAATCTTCTCAACCGCTTGATTTTTCAACTCGTTAGACAGCATAGCATATGTAACAGTATTGTTGTTGATTACAACACCTGCATAATACAATAGTTTGTCCGACAAAGTTTCGCCGTCCCAATAGTAAACATAGCCATTATCTTCGCTTTCTGGATTATGGTATAAATAAATACCGTTCTCTTTCCCGATCAATTCGGAAACATCAGAAAATACGCCTTTTGGCGTACCGTCTTGAATACCATTTATTAAAGTCTGCAAAGCTGATTGGATTTCTCCGCTCAGTTCGGTACGAGAACCATCAATTTCCGTGTTCATATCTTCAATGCCCTGAGTAATTCTACGATTTAATTGATAGTTATTCTCAATTATCGCATCATTCAGCCTTTTGGCGTCGTCCGCAATTTCCGCTTTAATCTCAGCCACTTGATTATCATAATCTTGTGCAAGTTCATCTATCTTGACATTGATCGTTTCTTCGGCTTGCGCAATAAGGGCTTCTAAACGAACCTTTAATGCGGCAATCTCGATGATTTCTGTATTATCACTATACTCATAGGTCTCTGGTTTTGGTTTTGCTTCAATAGGTAGGTGTACCGTATAGAGCGTTCTGCCGGTATCTTTATCGAGATCATAAAGGAACACGAACATATCTATCGCCTTTGTATCGGTTAAATAGATATTTGGAACCATTACAGTAACAGTATTATCGGATAGGGTAGAGGTGACTGTTTTTGATTCCTTTTCGTGACGGCACGCAAAATGGCAAACTGGCGCAATTTCATAGCCAAAATCGGGGATTTGCAACTCTACGTTAATATCCCATTGTGTAAGATACTTAACTTCGTTGCCATACTTGTCATATACTTTAATCGTATCTAAAACCAATTTAATTCACCCCCTATTGTAATGACACCAAATGGGAAAAAGTAATTTGGATTGTTATAGTTTCTGTTGGAACGTTACCAAGCGCATGGACTGTAAATTCGGGGTATGTACCAGAATCATCAGAAGATATGTATATACCAAAACAGCCATCATGTATTAGTTGATTGTAAGTGGTGGCATCTATATCTACATCTGCCTTGTTTCTGCCTTGCACCATCGAGCCGAATTGTTGGGATAATTTGAATTGATTGTTGCTCCAATAAGATGGCAGAATCGTGTAATTAAAACTTGCAGGATAATGATAAATATTATCTATCTCGTCCCATGTAACTTCCCACGGTGGTAATTCAGAAGCATCTTGCGAACTATCAAATTCTATACTAACGCATTTCCAAATCTTGCCGTTTTTAGAATTAACATAATAATCTCCAACGTAATAAAGGGTCTTAGAAGAAACATATTCTGAATCTGGTTTATCTGTTAATCCAGCATAAATATCAGGAGTATGAACAGATGCGAACAAACTATCTGCATAATTTTTGACGCCATCTACCTCGTCTTGATTTGTGACTTTATGCCAAGAATACACATAATAATCCTTGTCTAAAATAACACTCTGCAACTGCCAAAGAGTTTCTTTATCGCCTTTTACTACAATTACACAATCTCCAACTCTGCCCTCATAGGTGTTTGGTACAACATAATTATTAGCCGCAGAGGTAGACTCGTCCCATCTTATTGTCTTAGAAGTATTCTCTTGAAATGGCAATTCAATAGAAGTATATATATAACTGTTGTTTGAACCAGTGCGTGATGTCAACAAATATAGGTGTTGTATCTCACCGTTAGAAATTTGCCGCCATAAAGTCGGAATAGGATAGCGAGAGCTATTACTTGTTAAAACAGGGGCGGAACTACTCTCAATAGTAAACAATGAATAACCTTCAAGAGCAACTGCTAATTGTTCTTTCCCTATATTATTGTTTAATTGAATACCTGCAATAGTTAGCGTTTTTGATACAAAATTATCAATATCACTACTTTGCACCATTTTAACCCAAAGATATTCACTACTTCCATTATTATCATTAATGGCTTTGCATTGATATATCCAGTTGCTTGTGCTTGGGTTTAATCTAACAATATAGAAATCTCCGATATTCCCTGCCGTTTGTTTAGTCGGTGCAACAGTTCCAACCGTTACTTTTGGCGAAGAAATAGCTTCTCTGAGATCATCAGCACCTATATCATCATCAAGTGGGATTCCTGCAATTTCACGTGTTAATGGAACATAATTATTAACCAAATAATCATAAATTATTCCGCTTGCAACTGGATTTTGACCAGTATGTTCTATAACCTCGTCCATAGTAAGCAGACTTAAATCCCCCGCAGGAACTATCTGAACCACTTTTTGTAATGCCCGTATTAATGCGGGGAAGTTTTCGCTCTGCTCGGCGGCTTGATCTGAAACACCATTATAAATAATGAAATTCACGCCATAAAACTTTATTACGGCGTTTGCGGTAATAAGGCGTATTTCTCCCTGTGCCTCTCCCGGATATGCAGTTATAGATTTATGGATTGGTATTTTAATATAACTCGTGTTTGTGTTACTCACTTGTTCGATAACACAATCTACAAGTGTTTCTGAACCATTTGGTCGTTTTAGGGCTAACTGAACTAATGAACCATCTGGCGGTATAATTTCGCCACGTTCGTCCAAAAGTTGAAATCTTGGTGCTTTTATTAAATCATCGTTATCAAGTTCATCAACATAACCCTCTCCTTGTGTAACAACAAGTTTATGATGATTTTCTCTGTAAGCATAAGTTTTATATGTATTATCATAATAATATTGTATAGCCATCAAATACCTCCTTTCTTATTCATCAAATGTAAATGTTTTATCTGTTACACTCACTCTTGAAATTGAATTATATAAATCATAAAATCTAAACTGCCATATTCTTCTCTTGTAATCCGTCGATAAATTCAATTTGCAATTCGTTTCATCGTTATAATCTTTCTCAATTTCCAAAAGAATAGGTTTGATATACACTCCATTTTCAGCATTTATATAAATACCTTTACCAACTTTAATGTCTTTAAAGGATTTTGAAATCTCACCGAGTTCCATAATATTCGCAAAAGAACTTTCAAAATCATAACTTGGCTTTGAATAGTAATTATCCATATCATATTTTGCTCGATCATATGCGTCAATTAATGTACTAATAATATCTTCTGCATTATAATTATCGCTAAATATGCTGTTATCGTCCGTCCAATCTCCCATAATAATGAATGGTTGCAAAGCCATTATTTCCCTTGGCGTTAATTTTGACAATATAATAGTATTGCCGTCTTCGTCTACATGATTTGGATTTGCTGACGATCCATACATATCGGTCAATTTCTTTTGAGTTGCATAATTAATATTTGAACGTTTTGCAATTATTTTTAGTTGCTTCAAATAATTATTCTTTTGAGTGAGACTTGTTTGGTAAGAATCATTTGCTTCCCAATACTTTATTATCGCGTCCCTTACTTCATTTAAAAAATTGTCATTTAATAACTCTGTTACGGTATAATGATTATCGAACTCAGTGATTGTTGGTATCTGCTCTCTTTTATAATAATTTGATTTGTTTTGCAATTCCGCGTTAGATTGTATTTTATCCAAAACACTCAAATATGTAGAAATACACTTTTTAACAGCGCTTTCTTTTGCTAATACCTCTAAATTAGAAGTTACAAAACCTCTGGCATTAGATATATATGTATTCTTTTGACTATTCATATATGAAACCCATGATTGAACAGCCTCTTTTAAAGTTCTATATCTTGTCGTACCGCCAGAAGAAATAACATTTCTATTTTCGGGATCAGTAGAGCTATCGGCAATAAAATCCATTTTTTCTAACACGCTATCGAAATTATATATAATTGAATTTCCAGTCGGATTCACTAATCCAATTCCATAAGTGTCATCTGATGTATGCACCCTTAACGCTGTGACAAAATCTGTGTTTTGGTTAGTTATTTTAAAACTTTTTAATACATTATTCCAATTTAGAATGACATTATTGGAATTACTTTCCACAAAATCACAAATATCTTCATGAGTATAAGCTGATATTTTCTTATTATCGCAATCGAATACGAAATAACATTGATATAAATTTTCAATATCACTCATTAAAAAGGAATATATATTTGCGTCTTCGACATCTGGAACACTTCTGTATCTCGTCATCAGTTCGGAAGAAATATGACCAATAGACCAATCAGGAAGTTCCTTCATGATTTCATTCATTAAACCTGTTGCCATATACTGTTTTGCGTGTTTTATTTGAGAAACATTCTTTTCTTTATCAATAATCCAATTATCTGAATTGACTAAATCGGTTATGCTTTCTGGTATATAAAAAGCCATAGTTCTTTCTGGCAACGATACTCTCCGATTCGCTAAAGTGAACTCATAAGACATAGCTGTAACCGTTTTTGTTTTTATTCCATTTTCATCATTATCTTCTATATCTTTTATTACAAACCAATGAAGGGGGAGAGTATATGTACCTGTTCTCGATCCATTATTAATAGTTTTACAATATCTTTCTCCACTATATAATTGTAACCAACCATCATAAATGAATGACCAGCCCATCCATGTAGTGTTGCCGTCTTGATAATAATATGATGAATATTTCTTTTTATCTTCGATTGTACCCGTGGTAATTCGATTATCGGTAACGCTAACCCTAAAATATCCACCATCTTTCATCAATTCTTTTAAATCCTCTATTGAATCACCTTGAACTGCGGAATAATCATCATCCGTAGTTAGAGAATTGATGCTAAATCTGTAGACGGGATTAGCGACCGTGCTATTCCCAGAAGAATTTTCTGTTGCCTTAACATTTAATATTCCGACACAAGTGTTAGGGTCTGCATCTGTATAAAAAATAAACTCAATACTCGGATATCTAATATTATACGTTTGGTCATTTTTATTATAGCGATTCTTAATTACAATAGTATCATAAGGTTGAAATGGAACATAATTCACGCAACTAACCTTAAAATAACTACTTCCCCAAGATTGATATTTTGTGAAACCAATGCTGTCAATAGTGGATAAATTTTCCCAATTATATCCATGAACTACACTTATATTGTTTATCCACGTTTCCGGCTGTAATTCAAAACCAGAAACACCGACAGAATCCATAAGGCTAAAAGTCATGCTTGCTGGGTTTCTCGAATGTACATTATCATTAATGATCGCACTATCTGTTTTTTTGAAATAAGACCCAATAGTTCTTTTAGGATATTCAAAATATGGAGTATCATCTAATACATATAAGAGATTATTTGGCTCAATCTTATCATACCAATCATTAATTATCCACTTGCCCGTCAATGGATCACAAATTTTCTGAGGCACCTTAAAACTTATTTCGGATAGTGAATTAAATCTTATTTTCTCAGTAAAGTCTATTGTTTGTTTTATGATTCCGTATGAAGTGTTACGTCTCATATCATATAGAATCATATCGGGAGATTTTTTCATCAAAATGCCCCCATTCTATATTCGGGTGTATATCTAACTATTAGGCTTTCATAATAATGTGGGTGTCTAACTCTACATATATTATTACCAACATGAAGTACGGGGGTTGGAAGTACAGAATCATTTTTAACATATATTGAATGTGGATTATCCGCAAATCTTTCTGTATTCACAATAGCATATCGAGAGTCAAGAGTAATATTATCATAATCATTAGATGTAAAAGAACTTTCCGACATACCATTCGTTTTAAACCATAGAGATTGCGTATTTTCATTATCAAATACATTAAAATTATGACCACTCACCATTACTTCATGTGATTGCAACCCATCAGATATCGTAGAAACATTTGTATTTGTAATGCAAGTATAATTATCTGAGTTGTCATTAGAGGCTATTTCAGAGCTATAATCATATCTTCTATCTTTGAAAATAAATATTGGGAAGAACTCTTTGATAGCATAATCATTATCTGGTATATAAATATTGATTACACTATATTCGTAACTTTTAATCCCCGACGATACGGATTCGCCGATAGATTTTGTATTAGTTATCAAATCACTATGCGTAAATAAAATTTCCCTTTCATCACCATACCAAAAAGGTGAAGCATTATGTAATTGACATTTCACGCCAATGTATCTTCCATTCACAACCTTATCTTCTATTGGTAATAAAAGACACTTTAAATGATACGTTTTTGTTTCATCGGATATAGTTAAATCTCTCCAACCATCTTGCCCATATAACCAATTCTTTATTTCAATCATTTTAGTAAATGGTATTTCTCCATCTTCTGAAATAATTTCAATTTCAAATTCCAAAGGATTACTGCTATAATCCTTACCATACAATATTTCTTCATGATAATAAGGGATAGTGTCTTTACGCACATTATATTTGCCGCCGCTATCGAACTTATCATAACTATTTTCGATATAATATAATTTTAAACCAAAATAATCAGATGCTCTGCCAGCAAATTCAAAGGAATGTCCTCTAAGCATACATATCACCTCCATTATGTATAATTTATGGGCTGCCAATAGACAGCCCATTTTTTTAACGATATTTTTTTGTGTTGATATTCTTATAATTAATCAATTTCTTTAGGGTGTTATCTTCAATTTCCGATCTGACTTTCTTCAAAGCATTAACCGTACTTTGTGTAGCATCTCCCTGAACATAAATAGGCGCAGACTGCAAAATAATATCACCAGAATTATAGTTTATCTCAGATTGGGAAATATCCCTTTCCATCTGTGCTAATGCGTTCTTCGCTCTTGAAGACATGAAATCTCCATAATTGATTTGTCCCATTACCCTCGAAATGTATTCTTTCGGGCTATCTGCAAACTCATGCAAATTTTCAGTTGCATCTCCTTTAAATACATGAGAATCGGGAGTCATATAGGTGAATTTACCACCACGAAGTTTTTGAAACACATCTTCACTTATGCCACCCTCTTGGGTTATATTCCAGCCGCCTTTTGCGCCGTAAGTACCCTTTTTGTAATATGCCAAGGGACCATATACAGCTACATCTTGACCTGTTCGAGCTTTGATTTGACCGGCAATATCAGCAAGTGCTTCGGATTGGTTATCGGCATAAGAAATATAATGCTCGCCATTCCAGTTGAAATGATGTTTCTTTTGGTTAGCAACTTGGTTAAGCAAATCCATATATTCTGATAGACTCGCACCTAAGCCGCCTATACTACTCGACACATTATTGATGCTCGTAGCAGTATCATCAATAGCTCTACTGGTTATATCAATGGCGCTTTCTAATCGACCAATCTCACCCTCTAAGTCCTCGATCTTACCATCGGTAACGTAAATCTCGCCTTGCAGGTATTCCATTACGCCGATTAGAGTGCCGTTGTCGCCTATATATCTTTGGATTGCTTCTTGCGCCTTAGACCACAGATTGTCGAACTCAGCACGAGTTTTCGTGGTATACGGATAAACGTAATCATTCCACAATTTGCCGTATAGATCGCCAGTATCGTTGTCGATCATATTGCAAGCATCTTCGTATAACTGGCGGACATTATTCAAATATTCTTGAATGGCGTCCTTCTCTTTATTCAGTTTTTCGATTCGCTTATCAATATGCGCCTCGTATTCCTCTTGATCTTTCTCCAAAGCGGAGATTCGCATATCATATTCTTGCTCGGCTAACTCGTCCTGCAAGTTTTTGTTACTTTCAAGTAGGTTATCGTGAGCTTGTTTCTGTGCTTTCTTTCCGGCAGAACTGTCGTCAAGATTAGCCACCGCTAACGCAAGTGCATCTTTGGCTACGGCTTTTTGCAGATCAGCTAACTTGTCCGCTTCTTCTCGTTCCTTTTTAGCGAGTTCTAATGCCTCTTTCTTTTGAGCAATAATATCGGCATAGTTGTCTTTCTG